CAAGGATAGGCCCCCCCCCCCACACCCCCACCCCCACAGGGACCCACAGGCTCAGGGTGGACCCCGCCCCCCTCACCGGCCTCAAGAACTAAGGGGGCCGGGGGGGATCGGTCGAGGGATGGATCTGGCGAGGGGACGGGATCGAGGGCGATGGCGAGGTCGAGGGTCGAGGTCGCTGGAGTTGCCGACTGCGTGTGACGCACTCGACCACGACCACGGACACAGTCAATCAGGTAATCACCTGAGCCGGCCTATCGGTAATCACCTGAGCCATCGAGTACTTACCCTGTCAACGGATTGTCATTTTGGAGTTTTGCACAGGTTATCCACAGGTTATCCACAGCTTTTCCACAGGTCGAGGCGTACGCGATAGCAAGTCTAATGCCAGAAATGGCCGTTTGAGTTTTCCACAGCTTTTCCACAGCTTTTCCACAGGCCATAGAACGCCCTAGGATTGTCCAGGACGCAAGCGTCTGCGTTTGGGCGGTTGTGCTACTCGCAGCAATATTTCTCGCGTCCTGCGCAATTTGACCTATTTCGAGGACAGAAGTGTAGTGACTACAGTGTAGTGACTACGATCTGAGCGTCAGACAGAGGCTTGTCGCCCAGTTCTACCTCGGCTCCCTTCCTCGGGTTCGACGCCAAATCCGTCCACCGTGTGATCTCACCTGGAGGCGTGTAGTGTCACCTGGGGCAAGGTGAGCAGAAGCAGGAGACTCCAAGGCGCGCGGTGTGAGGCCATGCGCCAAGGCGAATTGTTAAGAATTTGTAAAATGACAAAACACACCTATAGATGGTTTGCGTGACGGGCAATGCGGGGTTAATGTCTCTCCTGGGCGAAGTTCTCACAAGGAGGTAGCAGAGGTAGACCGATACGAGGACGAGGGTGCAAGGGTCTTGCACCGACATGATCTCTGACAAGTGAATAGCCCACGGGCCGAATCGTTATCGACAAGGCTCTGTTCTCGATAGGATGACACGCGAAAGGCCGCACGACGCGCCGATTAGAACGGGCACCCGAATCGAGAAACAGATAATCGATAGCCAAAACGGGGGACCAGGGGCACCTGAGCCGAAACGAAAGGCTCAGGGACACACCAAGGGGAACGTCTTAGACGTTGTGCCTTGCGTCTGACTGCATAACCTCGTTATGAGCGAGGTACCGTGACACCGAAGGAAACGATGTGGGTCGAGGAGTCTGCCGTGGCGTTACTCCTGCGGGATGCACTCTCGGAGTTCTCCGCACGGCGGTATCCGTCGTGGCGCTATGTGAGCGAGCGATACGCTGACAATCCAGAACTTCAGACACATCAAAAGGTATTACAGGTCGCCTTGCGTCGTGCGCTTGCAGACGATCTTCATGCGAACATGGCAGTCTCCGTGACTGCGTAACGGTGCCTTGCACTAGTCTCCGAGTGTTGAGTCTCGGAGACTGACTGGAGGGCATATGTTGAGATACAAGGATGTCAAGGACAAGGGCATTTCGCGCTACAGCGTGACAGAGCACAATCGTTACGAGAAGCTTCGCGCTTGTATGCTCGACCTCTACAGTCAAGCGCATAGCTTTCACTGGACGTTCACGGAACTCTTGAATCGACTTTCGACGGAGATTTACGACGATCCAGCCTACAAGAAATTGTCGATAGCGCATCGTGCGGCACTCAGCGAAGTCTCACGGATGTCGCATGATTACATTTACCATCATCTCCTGGTCTGGCGGATGGGAGATGAGAACGGCCCGATTCCATTGGACGACAAGGGGCAAACACCGTGGACGGATGCGCTGTCAGAACTCGCACGTTCGCGCAAGCTCTACAGCGGGCACTTCTGGAAAGACGCGCCAGATAAGCCCTTCGGAGAATACCGTTGTTCGAACTAGGGCAGGGCGATAGCTCTGTTTGCCTTGCACCTGACTTCAATCCACGGATTGAAGTCAGTATGGAGGGTAAAAACGATGTCACATCGGACCGCCATGCGTAGACGCTATCGCTATTGGGAATACGCGGACCTCACCATCCCGGCAGGAGTCCCATTCTACGCGGTGACGCTGCTGCCAACGCAGTGGGTCTTGCCAATTACGGTGCGCGGACGACGTATCACGAACAAGCGCGGCGATGATCCGGCCACGAGAGAGTTCTCATTTATCTGGCTGAGCAAGCCGTATCTCATCCGGGCCGAAGACGCGCGGATCATGATCGCCAATCGCGTCGTGCGCCGAGAGAGGCTCACGCGCTGAATTGGAGTACCAGAACTCGGATGAGTGCGTAGATGGGAACATCATCGCAAACGAGTACGAGTTTACGGAGAGCGGAAGAGTTATCCTGGGGCACGGCAAACCGTAGTCACTACGGTTCGGTCATAGGAAGCTGCATAACTGCCCTAAATACTACGAGTTAGGGCAGTCGTGGAGGTTCAATATGTCACGCATTACACTCTCACACTCGAAAGGCGAGCGCTTAGTCGACGAGAACAAATGGGAGCACTACCGCTCATCGGTAGAGTCTATGGGAATGCTATAGAGCATTCCTACTGGAGGGTATACAAATCATGGGAACGTATCAGGAAGAACTCGAAGCGTTAGGGAAGAATTATCACCGCGGTCTGCGGGAACTCAATCAGAGGCGGGCCTTTATGGAGGCGATGCCCGCCTGGATGTTCGAGGATCATGAGGTCAGCGTCTACCCATACAAGCTCTATGACCGTGTAGGTAGCATCACGCTCAAGCTCCAACGCTACGAGAGCATCCGCCAGCGCCCGAATCCGACCATAGACACCTTGCGGAAGCTCGCACAGTCCGGTGAGTTCGCAGATACGGCCGTGTACAGTGACGGCTCAGTCGGCATCAGGACGCTGGCTGATGCAAAGCGCGAGTTAGAGAAGGCCGAAGCTCGTAACCCAGACACCAAGGCGGCATTCTCTCCCTCTGCGCCGTTCTGGCTGGAGTTTGATCCAGGTCTGTACAGTCAGATACTCAGTGTCCATTCCATCCTGAACCTGTCGGGGGTTGGATTAATAGATGTGAGGGTCGAGTTCTCTATCCATGGCGAGGTTGCCCGCAAGATCGGGACAGTCCACGTACGCCGAAGCGGATTCGGGAACATCGACCCAGAACACCGGCAGGTCATAGAAAACAAGCTCACGCTCACGCCCGCCGTGACGGTCATCGGGGATGCGAGGGCCAATCAGATCCGCTACGCGTCAGGCTCGCAGTACACACCTGGACACCATGTCGTGTACTGGGATAGCGGCACCGGCGAACCTTCGTCGATCACGCTCTCAGACTTGTATCGGGAACTGCTCTAGCGTTGCGCTCAGTGCTTTAGCATTAGTGGCTAAGTAGCACTGGGCGGAGTGCTATTCAGAGCATTCCTAAGGGAGGGTACAACCATGAATGACACCTATACTCCGTCTGGCGCTATGCCAGACGATTACGACCGCCAGTTGGGGATGCTGGAGGGTGCCCAGCTTGTGAGCAAGACTCGTCCATCCATGGTCCGCACGATCCCACCGCTCGGCGTTGGGGGTTCCTCGACGTACAGCGTCACGACCTATCGTGAGGCTGGCGACGTGATCGAGGAAGACGGCGAGACGGGCAATGTGCGGCGGGCTCCGGCACGGTTTACGGTCTTCCTGGAGGTAGCGAAGGGTGATCGGCTGACTCGGCTGGTCATCCCCGAGGAAGTCTACGTCCTCATGTTCCGTCAGCGGGATGCGCTCACGACACAAGCACAACGGCGAGCGGGCAAGGCATCGGCAGAGCGGCGGAAGGCGCGCGGTGAGCTTCCTGGGTTCCTGAAGGGCAAGCGTCGCAAGGCGTAGAGTATCAGGAACGATGCTCTGCTCAAAGCCTGGAGCTAGGGTCTACAACGGGCCGGGGTCAAGGGACGACCCCGGCCGCAATATCCTGGAGGGGAGGAACTGCGATGACGATCAATGAGCCACTCGCCCGCGCGCTAGCCGAAGTCTCGCACTCCGGCATCACCGAATACCTGCATCTCATGCCCCACCTGGAGGCGATGGGGCTCGTGACCCTCATCGACATCGACAACGGATGGATGCTGACCGATGAGGGTCGATTCGTGCTCTACTGCGGGGCGCTCCAGCAAAACGGCATCCACATCACGACCTACGACGCGGCAAGGAGGCACTAACACGTGCCAGCATCACTCGTCTACTTGATTCACTTCGCTCGACCGTACTACCACGCGAAACACTACATCGGCTACACCACTCGTGAGCACTACGAGGAGCGGTTAGCTGAGCATCTCAGCGGGCGAGGGGCGAGGCTCCTGGCCGCTGTCAACAGGGCGGGCATTTCCTGGTCTGTCGTCAAGGTCTGGAGGTTCGACACGACCAAGGAAGGCCGTCAACACGAGAAGTACCTGAAACACAAGTCCGGTGTCTACCACTGTCCGATCTGCCAAGGAGGGCAACATGCGACCATCACTCTTGAGAACACTTAGCTACGCGTTCATGCTCGGCATCGTCATCATGGCGATTGTCCTGGTGTCCTGTGCCATTGCCATGGGAAGCACCCTCGGCACGAGTTGGGACCGCGATATCGGCAACGTGAGCCAGATTACGGGCATCCCTGACGAGGACTGGCACATCGGCGGCCTCGTCCTCGATCCAGGGACATGGGAAGTCGATTGGGATGGCGGCTACACGGCCTTTCAGGATCTGGCGGGGGTCAGTGACGGCCAGATGATCATCACGTGGCCGACGACCGACATCGGTTCGCTGGATGTCGTCTTCCCCGGCCCGTGGTGGCTGGTCGGCATCTCGCCCGTGATGCCGCAACAGAACTCAGTTGGGCCGCAGTTCGCCTGGGCTCAGCTTGACCGTAGTCACTACGCGTGGGGATTCGAGGATCTCCCTGGATCCGTGGGCGATAACGACTACCAGGACGGGTACGGCCGTCTCCGTTGCCTCGACGGGTGCGACCCAACACCTGTGCCGGAAGCGGGGACGGCAGGGCTGCTGGGTTTGGGCCTTGGGGTGCTGACACTGGGGCTCGCCTTCAGGCGGTACGGGCCGGATACGCCAACCAAGGAGTGCGCGTACTGTGGCGATAGCTACTACGTGGATGATGAGTCCGATCACCCCGAGTTCTGTTCGTGGCCGTGCTCGGATCGCTTTGATGCAAAGGCTGGAGACGCGGAAGCTGAGGAGGGGTATCGATGCCTTCAGTTAATGGGGGGTGATGTATGTACCGACGATTAGCGGAAAGGTGCGTCAAGTTGACGACCTTCACGGGGCCACTCTATATCATGGTGGAGTCCATTGGGGGGGTACAGTTCATACCCGAGTATCAGATTCCGGAGAAGGGAGGCTTCCCGGCCCATATCCAGGTGCTCATCTGGGGCACGTGGCACACGATTCGGGATACCCCAGAGAACCGCGGGACTCTTGGGATTCCAGACGACTGGGGTGTTCGGTGACCATCTCTATGCTGCTCGCGCGCTACTGTCAGACCCTTCCGGGTCTGCACATCTTTCACGACCCCTTCGAGGCGAAGTACATCACCGCGGTCTACGAGGGGGGCATCATCGGCACGCGCACCAACGTGGAGGATCTCCAGAAGCTCCTCCGCGTGTACGTCCTGGGCCTCCTCAGCGTGAAGAGGCTCTAACTTCTAACTGACTGCAACCAAAGGAGATACCGTGAACGAGAGTCTCTTCAATTCCCTCATCAGTCTCTGGCTCATCGGCGGGGCCATCCAGAGCGTGACCCTGTACGCGGTCCTCAAGCTGGTGATCACCAACAAGCCCATGCTCCAGAAGCGGGAGGAGCCAACCGATGCCCAGTGACATCCACCACTCGAAGGTCCTGGTCCAAGTCAAGGTCGAAGGGGAACGGGTCACGAAGACCATCCTCATCGTGTGTGAGAACTGCGGCACGTGGGAGATCGGCCCGATTCCCTTCCACCACGAGATGACCATCATCGCCGCCATGCAACGGCTCCTGGAGGAGTACAAGGCGTACGGCTTCGAGATGCGGTCAGCGACCAAGGATGTGCTGCCGCAGGAGGAGGAGCAGCTTCGCATCCTGACCGAGTTGAAAACACCCGACAAGACCAACTAGATCACCTGAGGGGTCGGGACCGTAGTCACTACGGTTCCGATTCCTGTTGACACCTACGCAAACCATCCAGTAGACTCGCTTTTGCACGTCCAACGGTCCCCCCGAGGGACTCCACCCAGTAGGAGAAGAGACATGGACACAGAGAAGATCATTTACCTTGACACGAGCGTCATCCACGTGGCGGAGAACGTCCGCTACAGCATCCGGCCGGGACAGGTCGAGCAGTTGGCCGCCGACATCACCGCGCACGGCGGCATCCACACCCCCGGCGAGGTCGAGGACCTGGGCGGCGGTCAGTACCGTCTGACGGTCGGCCACGTCCGCTTCGAGGCCATCAAGAAGCTCAACGCGAACGGGGCGGGGCTGAGTTTCCCCGTCGTTGTGCGTCCGGCCGGGGATGCGGCCACACGGCTCCGTCGTCAGTTGTCAGAGAACCTCGCCCGCACCGACATGAGCCTCATGGACTGCGCCGTCACCATCAAGCGGCTCCTGGAGCAGGGCACCAGCAAGAAGGAAGTGTGCGCCCTGTTCTCGAAACCGACCGGCAAGAAGGGCGAACTCGCCCCGGCCTCGAATGCCTGGGTCAACATCGTGCTCTCGGCGCTCTCGCTGCCGAAGGGCATCCAGGACCAGATCCACGCGGGGCTCATCTCGTTCAGCGGCGTCTATGCCCTGTCCAAGGTTCCGGCCGGGGAGCGCGCAGCCGTCGTCACCAAGGCGCTGGCGGCTCGCCAGAAGGAGATGGAGATCGAGGAGAGCGAGGAAGGCAAGCTCGCCAAGGCGGAGGAGAAGGCGCAAGAGCGCAAGGATGCCATCACCGAGGCGGAGGAGGCCAGCGCCGTCGCAGCCGCTGCGCTCGAGGCCGCGCAGAAGGCGGTCGTCACCGCCAAGTCAGACGAGAAGGACGCCCGCCGCGTCTCGACCCCGGCCAACTACCACGAACTCACGAAGGAGCAGCAGAAGGCGTTGGCGAAGGCCATCGATGACGCCAAGGCCAACGTGAGCGCCGCGGAGAAGGCCGAGAAGACTGCCACGGCTACGCTGACGAAGGCGAACAAGGCGGTGGCCGCGCTGGTCAAGAAGGCGAGCGAGCGCAAGCCCAAGGCCAAGCCGAAGCCGAAGACCATCAAGGACACCGACATCGCCAAGGCCGCCAAGGAGAGCGGCGTCGAGGCGACCAAGCCGGTGGCACTCAAGGCGGCGGAGATGCGGGCCGCGGTCAAGGATCTGGAGGTCACCGCGTACCCGACCGTGACGGAGATTGCGAAGCTGATGACCGCCATGTTCGACGGCACCCTGACGCCCAAGCAGGTGCGGGGCAAGCTGGCGGAACTGGTCAAGGAGCCCAACCGCCCTGCCCCGTCTGGCGGGCAGCGTGGGGCGAAGCGCAAGGCGGAAGAGACTGAGGCGGCGTCGTAGTTACTACTACGAGCGTCGGGGACTGGGGCTGGCCGTATGTGCCAGCCCTTTTCTTTTGAGTCTGGCCGCACGACGCAATGCGTTGCGATGGTCCCGCTTCGAGGCTGCATCCTCCAGGATGAGCACGGCCGACTGGAGTTCGTGTATGAGTGGTATCAGTTCGACCCCAACGAGTCTGCTCCATAGAAGCTCTACACACCTCTCACGACGGTCTACCACCAGGTACTGCATCCGCACCCGCTCTGCCATTCCCGCACCCACCCTTCCTTTTTGACCGTGGCCGTGATAGATATCAAGGCCATGTTGCACAGCTTCTGGAGCTATCCACCTGTTCAGGCAGCCATCCGAGGGGCGCTCACGAGCATTGCCCCTGTCCTGCTGGCTGACCTCCACTCCTTCACAACTTGGAAGAACCTCGATGATGCCGCGAAGTTTGATTGGAAGATTGCGGCTTTGCGCCTGACCCAGGGCGCGGTCGCTGGGGCACTCGCGGGTCTGGGCCTTGGGGCAGTCCTGGGCTGAAGGTGTAGATCCGCCCTGTAGACATGGACTGGAACGAGCCATTCCCTATTGAGAGCCAAGGCCCACCACTCGGCATCTCCACCCTTGGTACCTCGCACACCCCACCATCCACGAAGTCTCCATTCACGTCAAACCGACCGCAGTGACCAATCTCAAGCGGGCCAGCGGGTGCGAAAGTTCCCGCGTTGTTGTATCGAATGTCTGAGTCTCCAGAGAGGACCGAGGATTCTCCTGCCGCCCGTGGCGTCTGCGGTGGGGTGTGATGCCACCACCACAGGTCTAAGGCGATGAGAACAAGCCCTGTGATGAGTAGAGCCTTCCGAAACTGATCAGACAACGGCACGGCGTCGCCTCTTAGGCTCTGGGCCAGCGAACTCGCGGACGAGTCGTCGCAAATCATCTAACGTGTTGTAACCGAGGAACAGAGATACTGATTCAAACGAAGTGAGGCCCAACCATCTCGCCGCAAGACCGAAGTTAAGGTGGCTATCCCCATAAGTCTCGTATGGTGGTGTGCCACTCAGTTTAAGCGCCCACCCAGCAAAGCAATAGGCTGTCCCGCACCCCTTCTCACAGACAAAGAATCTCTGCTCCCACAGTCCTTTTTTGGCAGCACGTTCGACGGCTCGCATCGTGCGCCACAACCGCGCTCGACGTTGTGCCAGTGTCGTTACTGTATTCACTACAGTCATCACTCCTCCCCCGATGTGATCCCCACACAAGCCGTATCCCGTACCACTACCATCCCATACAGGTTGGCACTCCGGACGGCATTCTGGAGTCCGTTATGGTAGACATTCTGGGTGGTACTCTGGAGATTGAGAAGATGCCCACTCTGGAGACTGAGATGCCCCTGCTGTGCAGCGTTCAGCGAGTCGAGTTTCCCATACACGTTATCAGGGTTAAATTCGGGCTCGACTTCCTTCATTTCTGTCAGTCTCAGCACTCGCTGATAGATGCGCTCGTTCTCCTCGGCATATGGCACTCGTGGATCGACCGGCACCCAAGCACGACGCCAGAGCCAGCCGATGAAGATCGGGCAGGTGACAAGCCAGAGGAGCAGAGGCAGCACGCGCATCACACGTCCTCCGGGTTGGTCCTCACGTACGTCCACGGGTTGAGATCCGGCCTGTGGGTGAGTTCGCCCTGGTCCACGCCCTCATCCACACAGGTCTGACAGAGCCTTGCGATCACCGGGCCGTCAATGGGGGGCCGCTCGTGGACCAGGATCGTACTCCGCACGAACGCGACCGGGTAGTTATGCTGGCACTGGTCGCACATCCGAAGCTGCCCGAGGCCCCAGTTCTTGTCACTCATCACGGCCTCATCTTCTTGTGAACAAGGGCCGTGATGCGCTGGCGGATGTCCTTGAGCTTGGTTTCCGCCTGGAGAAGGTGCTCGTAATACTCGACTTGAAGGCTATAGGCGTCTGGCTTCTGTAGCTGACTCAGGCGCTCAATAAGGGCACACTGCTCGCGTTCCCGAGCGTCCAACCATTTGAGATCACCCTCGATTGGATCTTGGGGCGGCTCCTGGGGGGCCTGCCGCCTGAGGTGCTCAAGATCCCGAGCCATCTTCTTGAGAGCCTCGATGGCTCCCAAGATATCCTGAATGGGGAAGCACTCGTTTCTAAGCGGAGGGCTCCCACCCATGCAAAGAGCTTTGACGATGCTGAGACGCTCCTCCTCCAACTCCTTGACTCGACGCTCCGCCTTCTCCGTCCTGCTCTGTTGATTCCGTTGCGCGGGTTGTGATGCCTCGTAGTAATCCATTGGGTAACCCCCACTCCTGTAGAGTGCTTCCATCCGGTCGTTGTTGATGGTATTGGCGTACAACTGGAGCCGACATAGCCACTGGGCCACGGACTCATCCGGCTGCTGTCCGAGAATATCACTCATCATCGGCCTGCAATGATGACGTCTTCCTCAACCACGACCCCCGGCCAGGACGCCACCAGTTCCGGGTTGGACTTGAACACCTTGTTGATGGCGGCGTGGTTGATGATGACGAACACCGCGCCGTCGTGTACCGGGGGGACTCGGCCAGACGCCACCGCCTGGATAAACGCCTGGGTGTCCTGCACCACGGCTTTCTGCACACGCCGCACCGTGCTCGCTGCACCCTTGACGGGGCCAGCCGTCAGCGGTGGGGCGGCGACCGCAACCGCCGTGCGCTCCGCCTGGGCCGCTTGCTCTTGCAGCTTGGCCTTCATCTGCACCGTCTTGGCCTTGGCTGCGGCCTCCTGCTTGGCCTTGGCCTCGGCCAGCGCCTTCGCTGCCTTCGCCTGCCGCTCCTCCTCCACTGCCTGGAGGCGACGTGCCTCCTCGATCTTGTACTCGCGCATGGCTCCCTTGACCGCCACTTCCATCTGGGCCATGGGCGTATCCACTTCCTGGTAGAGCCCATCCGCGCCCGTCATCGCACGCTTGGCGGCCTGCACCGCTTCCTTGAGCGGGTCGAGAATGTCGCTCATCCGCAGCCTCCACTTGGTCCGCGCCGCTCGAATCCGACCCAGTACCTCATCGGCCTCCAGGTAACTCGCCTCGTCGGTCACCTCCAGCGCCTTGACCGTCTCCATCAGGGGCTTGAGGAGCACCAACCCCTCCTGCCTTGCCTTCGTATTCACTACACTTATGTCAGCCATGTTGCCCTCCAGGGGTGAGCCGTAGGTAACGCCATGTTCAGGACTTCCGCCCTCCCTGAGCGGTCCCAGATCCCGAAGCGGAGTGGAGTCTGTCCCACGGCTCTTGTGAGGCCCCTCCAGCCTTCTTGCACAAAGGCGGAAGCGCTACCAGTCGGAGAAGGGAACTCCCAACAGTATTGCCAGGACGATTCCCCCGCACGATCTGAAGGGGCCTCACAACAACCGTGTTTCGCAGCCAGAATCCAGGGCATTTGAAGAGAATGCCCTGGGTCTGGCAACTTCCCCGACCTACCATCTACCGGCCGCCTCGGGGCCACAACGGGGAGGGGGTGTGCTGCAACACCCTCCGGTAACTCTAGCGAGCACGCAGCCGCTTACGTTCCTTCGCCGTGCGTCTCGCTTGACTCAAGGCGATGGCGACCGCTTGCTTCTGCGGTTTGCCCGCCGCCATCTCGGTCTTGATGTTGCTTGAAATCGCCTTCCGACTCTTGCCGCTCTGCAATGGCATCGATAAGCTCCTTGATAATGCCCCGGTCGGAGCAGTCCAATCGGAAACCGCTGATCATACCCCTATCAACGAGGAGAAGTGCCAGCGGGAGCCTCTCGAAGAGATTGGATCGAATCTCCTGAGGGGTCTTCGTAGGTGTGGGTGTAGTCACTACAGTCTCCCTGTCAGCAGCCACCGGAGCCGGTTGAGGAGCCCATCAGCCCGCCGCCAGTCGAAGACCAGACACGCCTTGAGTTCCACCACCCGATTGGAGAGGTCGGTGAGGTCCAGGAGTTGGTCCTTGAGTTGCTGGTCCATGGTCTTCTGCTTGACGCTCATGATGTTGATCTCAGGCTGGATCGCTTTCAGGGCTTGGGTCGCAGACTCCAACGCCACCTGTGCCAACCTCACCTGCCGGATAAGCTCCAGCCGCTTCTCCTGTGTCAACCCACTCATTTGATCCCCACCTGATGCTTCTCCGCCATCGATCTGGCGGCTTCGTACGCCTGCCCTCGGCCGTAGACCGTCTGCATCTCCAGGATCTGGTAGTCGCCAACCTCCTCATTCCAGACGAGATAGCGGATCTCCCAGGTGCCGTGCCGCACGTGATGCGTCTTGACCATGGTCACGAAGGCATCCATTACGTGAGCAGACTCCGCAAGAATCGATAGACGGCCTCACCATCGACCATTGGACCCTGAGCCACCTGTTCCCCCCCGGTATGGACCGAGAGGCTGAGCACAGCGCCCTCGTGGTCAAAGTGCTGCAACCACCTCAGCAACTCCTCCGGCTCGGGGGACCAGAACGACATCGACCGCTCCCCGTCCACGGCTCCTATCGTAAGTTCGTAGACCGTCTTGGCCGTCGTCACACCCGCACCCCCTTGAAGATCCGGTTGATGTTGGCGTTGAAGTAGGAGCCCTTGGACGTGGCCGACTCGAAGGCAACCCACACCTCGGGCGGGAAGCTGTAGCGGTAGACCTGCCCCAGCATCGTGACCGTGGCGACCTCTGTCTCCGGGTCGTAGTCGGCCTTGGAGATGAGGGCCGAGTCGGGACTGTCGAAGGAGAGCGGGACTCCAGCCAGGAGTCCCCCCATCAGGATCTTGACTTTGCGTGTGCGTCGTCGCTGCTTGACCATGATCACCTCACCTCCATGAGGTTGCCCCCGATTCCCCCTACGGCTCGGGAGCCACACCGTCCCTGTCACCCAGCAAGCGGAAGTCCGAATAGGCCAACCAGCTAGGATGTGGGGTCCGTGTAGGGCGTCACCCGCAACGCCCAGAACTTCGTGACCAGCGTGGACTTGCGGATCGTGACCTCATCGACCCCGTTCTCCAGGAGCGCATCCTTGGAGACTGTCGAGGACTGAGACTGGAAGTGGCTGACCTTCCAATCTCCACACACCGCTTTCGCCACACCGTATTCACTACACAACTGCTTCAACTCCTCGGAGATCCGGGCCTTGGCCTCGCCTGCGGCCTTCTCGATGGCGGCTTGCTCCGCATACTCCTCGACCAGCACCCGGATACGGGTCGCGCCTTCCTTGCCTGCGACCTCCAGGATCGTGGGCGGTGGCGGTTCCGGCTTGCGCTGCGTCCACGGCTGCTTGGTGATATTCAGGCTTGGAGCCGATGACGCACGAACCTTCTTGGCTTGTTCTTCCCAATCCATGGTAGACCTCATCTTCTCACAGGTTTGTCTCAGAGTCAAACTTTATTTCCTGCTCTGGGAGGTGGGCATTGTAGATCGCCTCCCGCCGCTGGAACTCCTTCGCTAGCTCCTGCTGTTGGGCATCGGTCATCAAGGTGGGGATGTACGGGTGCCGCTGTTCCGCATCCCAGTACGGCAACGAGAGCAGGACGCTTCCATCCCCCCTCACCTCAATGACACGATACCACTTCGTCCGCACATCCTCAGCGACATGGCTCTCGGCAACGAGGCTGAAGAGATCCCCAACCTGGAAGGGGTGATTCATTTGTCGATGTCTCCCCACGTCTCAGCGATAGCACTTGATGCCTTAATCGGCACGGACAACGTAACACAATGCTCGAAGCAATCCTTCACATACTCTGCCACCTCCAATGCCATTTCCTTCTTGACTGAGAATAGCAATTCGTCATGGACTTGGAGGAGGGGCTTAACCTCATGCCACATCTGGTATTGCTCTAAGAAGTCATAGACCTGTGCCATCACGAGCTTGATAGTCCCCTGCGCGCCGGAGTTGTGGACGACGAAGCCACTAGCGCAGAATCGGCCGGTCGTGCTCTCCACAAAATCTACCATGGGGATGGATTCCTGAAGGACTTGGATGCCCCTAATCCCAACGGCTCTCCCATAGACTGGGTAGGATTTTGTCATAGGCCGACACTGCTGAAGGAGTCGTGTCTTCCTACTATTGAGGAACCCGATAAGCTCACTGTATCGCCCTAAGTCCCTCTTCTGGATGGAAAGTCTGATGCTCGTGGGGTACACCCGCAATCTGGAGGCAATGCCAAGTTGGAGGAGCGCCTGTTGGATATCCCTGGCAAGAGGTTCACGCCCATTCGACCCACCAAATGTGAGAATGGGGCCATCGGGTGCGACTCCACCATCTCCATCGAACATCCCACGGAGGTAGCCAATGAGCATTGCTGAGTTCCTCCACACATAGTCGGGGATGCGGGCCTTGATCCCCCACGATAGGAGAAGTCTGGCAAGAGATCGGGAGGTGATCTCAATCCGGTAGAGGGGGGCGTACCCAGTCTTCTGGCGCTTGGAGACTCTCTTGCGGAAGTTAATACGATTGGAGGTCTGGAGGAGTTTCTCCATGATCTCCACCTCATGCTCAGCCACAAGTAGATATGTAGCTTTTGGCGTCCCGCGACTGGATCGAATCACGCTCCCATCGCTTGCAATCCGACCTAACCACTCCCCAAAGGCGGTTGGGTCATCCATCACCCAACTCAGGTCATTTTCTGTCTTATCCCCCTTCTCTTTCGGGCATGAGGGAGGTTCTTGATTCCAGTCCCATGTATCTGGCATGGCGGTATTGACACGAACTCTCCAACTGGGATTGGCTTGGAGAAGATTCTCAGCCCGCTCCCATCGGTCAAGACCCTTCGTAGAGGTCACAAGAATCCGGTGGTCCGGCGAGCACCGTAAGACCAGCCCCGATTTGAGCGTAATCTCTACCACTCGTTTTGGTGCCGTAGTCACTACGCTTCCAGTAGACCACCGGGTCCCATCCCAGAGGGTTGCAACCTGACCAGAAATCTCTCCAAGTTGAACTCGTCCTCTCCCCCAGCAGAAGACTGGGGTTGCGGGGTCGAGGCATTGAATCGGGAAGTTGCCCGCCTCCCGCAGCGTGGCCGACACCACCCACGGGTGGACACTCCTCACCGCCGCGGTATGCAACAACCGCCCCCACATACACCACTGGTACCCGTTCCTCAACGCTTGCCGGTCGTGCCTCCGCTGCATGGTGAGCAGGTCCGGGTACGTCTCGTAGAAGGCGAGGATGAGGGCCTGACACTTCTCCTCAGTCCAGTAGGACTCAAATCGGCTGCAGGTGTGCGATGTAGCGGGTAGATTACAACGTCCACAGATGACCGGCATCTGTGCAAGGAGTCCCATGGCTGAGACACGATAGATGCTCGCCAGCACGCACGTCTTAGCTGGGTATCGATGGTCCATCGCATCCACGGTGGGGTAGACCCACTTGCCGCTCGCCGCCCGGTGACGTTCGTCCTTGAGCCGGAAGGCCGCTGTCGCAAAGTCCGAGTAGATGTCTTCCTGGTTCTCGTAGATTCTGAGGAGGTTCGTGTCTTGGCTCTCATGGGCGGCAATCCTCATCTCGATCTGGCTCTCGTCAACGGACAGGATGACGTGACCGGGGTCAGCGAGGAATCCCTTCCGTATCTCCCGTCCCCGCTTGGTACGAGTCGGCATCGCCAACAGGTTGGGGTCCGCACACGCCAACCGGCCACTGGGCACACGAGTCAGCTTGAAGTTGGGGAACATCCGCCAGTGATCCAGCCCAACCCGCCTCGCCAGCTTCGGCATGGGCTTGACGTACGTGCCTCGCAGCTTGCTCAGTTCCTTGTAGTCGAGGATCTTGGGGATCACCGGATGCTGGTGCTGGATCGCCGTCAGCACCTCATCATCGGCCGCTTCCCGATCCCCACTCGCCGTCAGCTTGCGCTTCGCTTGCTGGAGTCCCAGTTTCTTGAAGAGGAGGTCTGACACTTGGTCGCCGCTATCGACGTTAATGCCATACCCGGTCAAGGACTCAATCTCACTCGTGATCCGTTCCAAGTCCACATCTAATGCCATCGACATGGTATGGAAATGGTCGAGATCGACTCTCAGACCCGTCTGGGCCATGCGAGCAATGAGCGGGAACGCCCCAGCATCGAGCTTCTGGATGTTCTTGGGACTCGGCCCAGACCCAAGCTTCCGCACGCCACCGTAGCAACGAACCGCCGTCATGCTATTGGCCGCGCCGCTTCATCTCTTCCCGAATGAGTTGCAGGGTGTAGCCCATCGTGATGTGCATCAAGGCCCACTCGTCCTGCTCGTACTGAGGACGGTCAGCAGGCTTGGGGAGCGACTCTATCACCTGCTCATAAAAGGCGTAGAGTTCTGGCGTCGTGTAGTCTGTGAGCGGTTTCTTCACAGGCTGGGTATTCTCCATAGCACACCTCCATCTAGGACGTACACACCTCACACACGTCACACCAGCCCGAAAGACACCACCAGCAGTGACACCATCTACGATGACTTCTGCGCCTCATGATGACCTCCGACTGGGATGACTCCACCTTGAAACACCGGGGCCTGAACCACCGGCCGGGTCTTACTCCATCGGTCGTTGTAGTAGGACTTCGTATAGTACGTGATCTGGTCGGCCACGCAACGGAAAATGGCACCTGTGGCGGGGTCTTGCTCCAGGGTGAGGATGAGGCCGCCGAGATGGGCCTCAAGGCTGTGCTTCCGCATGAACACGGTCTGGTCCTGGTTACACCCCACCTGGGCCGTCCACACACTGCGGATCATGTTGATGCTCATCTTGTGGTAGTGCCCGATCAACAGGACCGCGGGCTTCTCTCCTCCGCTCAAGGCTTCCACGATTTTTTGCGCCCGGTAGCTGTACGCGTAGCTGCTCCCGCCGCCTGGGTGCATGACCACGAGACTCTGGCGGGCACCGGACTGACTATTGATGAGGTCCACCTTGGCCTCAACAAAGCCGAGGTCGATCCAATCCTGCCGCCCCGCCTCGCGCATCTTCCCCTCGGCAAACCGGCCCACGTCAATCGACTCTCTGCGAGCGTACCAGCCCTCATGATCCTCACCCCAGATGCTGTACGTGATGAGCCCAGTGCGTTGCGGATAGCGTTGGACGAGGTAGTCCACCTGCGGTTCAAGTCCATGGACGAGGAGGTCGTGGGTGTTGAGCTTGCTCTCGCCATCGATCCAGTTCCCGGCATTGAAGACTCTATCGACCCCGGCCCCGACAAACCTGTCGTACAGGTTATTGACCACATCCTCCCGGCAGTACCTGGAGCCGTAGTGTTGGTCGCTGGCGACGCCAAAGTGGAAGGTGTGATCGGGCCTGGAGTAGTACTCAAAAACACGCTCGTTCCGCGAGTAGGGTGTGACCTTCTCTAGGCTCCAGTACCCGTTGAAGTCGTGGACGTTGGCCCCATGCCGCCGCCACTCTTCCAACGTCGCCAGCACCACATCAGGAGCGAGCCCAGTCTCCTGCGCCAACTCCTCCAGGGTGTGGGGGGTGGCAAGGGCTTTGTGAAGGGTATCGTCGCCCTCCCTCGTTGCGGCCTCCGCTGCTCGCGCCACGCGTTTCTCGGCACTGGCGGCGATCCGGGCGGCGTGGTGGGCTTCGGAGTTGAGCTTCCGGCAGGGCTGGCAGGTGGTGACGTAGTAACGGCTGGTCGGCTGTCCGCATTGCTTACAGGTACCTGCGGGGAGAGGCATAGGACCACTTTGGGTTGCCACCAGTCGCACGTCTCGCTTGGATCGACGCGGACATGGTGGCGGAAACACAACCCAGAAGTGGGCGTGCGCCGTTTCCACCACGCACAATGACGGCATGTCATCGCTGGGGCATACCAGCCAGAGTGTAGCAGAACTGCACAACATGAGTGCAACCGCCTCAGAGTGTAGTGACTACGGTTTCTGCTCGACCTGGGTGTGCTTACACATGATCGGGCACCGGCAGTGATTCTCGTGACACCACTGCTTACACTGGCTGTCGTGCGTGGGTTCCCCCTCGCAATCCTGAGAGTGATCCTCACGGTGACAGAGGCATTTGTGGTCGGGATGGAGGACCTGCCCATTGACGGTGATGTCCCCTTTTGGTGAGCAGTACATCCCATCAGGATACTCGGGCGGTTCCTGCCCCGAGAACGCCACGACCACGGACAACACCCCAGCGAGAAACAACATTCTCATGACCACCTCACGATATCACAGGTTTGTCTAACACACAAGCCTAATTGACCCTTGACAAATCAGACCAGCCTGCTAAAATGCACTGAAACGGCCCGGCCGAGGGCACGTGAAGGGGCAGGGACTAGAGGAGGGACTGCCCCGCCGCTGGTCCCCGCCATGTGGTACGAGTACTGGTACTGGTTCTCGTCAGGCCCCGCCTCAGATCCCGCAAGCAGTCATGCAGCAGAAACGGCGGCAGCGTCCACTCGAAGTGGCTGTGGAACAGGGTGGAGGTGAGTCCAGCCTGTGTCCGAGTCAGTCCGTGCGGCTGGAGTCTCAGGGCTTGGTACAGGCTCCAGACCCGATCTCGTTCTGGCCCCGTCAGCCCCTCCCCGAACGACATTAGGCAGTGCAGCATCCAGTAGCAGGTACTTGAACTCATGCGGTCAGCCTCCACTTCTCCTGTGGTCCCTTGCGAACGCGCCGCGCCATGTGGGTGAGGAGCGGGTACAGTCTGAGGAGCGCATCCGCATCGCGGCACGCATAGTGGAGCGTGTGCTCAAAGGGGACGTGGCAGATATCGAGTCCGGGCCATGGGCCGAGAATCGCCTCGACCTCCTCATGGTGGGCGTCCCAATTGTCCCAGTGTGCGAAGATGTCCTTGTCCTTGGACTTCATCCAGTCCGTGAAAAAGCGTTTGATCTTCGTCTCCAACTTCTGGGGTGTCTTGAGCTTGAGCGTGCCATCCTTCTGGCGCTCTAGGGTCTGGGGCGGCCTCGTCCACTCGTACGGTGTATCTCGCATCGCCATGTAGTACGCCAGCACCTTCGGAGCACTGTGCGGGCGCACGACATCCTCGAAGTCTTGCATCACCATCCCTAACTCGCGTCGGCAGAGGGCTTTGAGCCCTTGAGGCAGGTTCCCCAGATGGTACACCAGGGCCATCGTGTCCACGAGACGGTCATGCGGAAGGTGCAGGCCCATCTGGGTGCAAACGTGGTAATCGAAGAGGAGGTTATGCGCCAGGATCGGCCCTCGCCAAGTCGTGAGTTTCTGCGAAAACGCACGCAGGAGATCGAAACGGTCGGCTCGAATAAGCCGTCCCCATCCAGGAGCGACACTGTAAGTGAGACAGAAGGGGTCACGAGTTCGCGTGATCTCGGTGTCGAGCCCGAGGACGCCCTGGGAATCAAGACGAGATATCTCATCGGGGGTACACACTTCAGCATAATCCGGCTCCGGGTAAGGGTCCGTTGGCAGGACCAGGGTGCCGCGCAGATACGATTTGAGACGCATCCAATCATTCCGAATCAGGAGCATCTTCTTGGGCTCGTGCAAGCCTTGGGCCGGGTGCCACATCGGGAAGAGGGGGATGCCCCAGTGACTGTCTTGCGGCATCCCATGCTCCAGATCAAGGTCCACCTCGTCCCTCAACGCAAGGTTGGCAAACGTCCCCATGGCGACAATGACCTTGGGGCGCATCCGCTCGATGAGAGGGTAGAGGCGGTGCTGAGCGCACGTCGAGAGCAGGTCGAGGTGCGCCTTCTTCTTTGGGTCAAGTTTGCCCTTCGGCGTATTCGGGTAGCAGGCAATGGCGTTGACGAAGGTCACGTCTTCGCGCCTTAGTCCAGCGAGGGGGAGATAGTGGCGGTTGACTTCCTCGCCGGTCTTGCCCACGAAGACAATCCCCTTCCGGTTCTCGTCGTAGCCAGGAGCCTCGCCCACGAACAGCACCCCACCTTCTTGGCAGGGACCATCCGGGGTGAGGCACGCATTGACGCCAGGGCAGCTAGGGCAACGCGACATAGTAGTACTCGCCAGTGGTCATCACCACGAGCCTGAGATGCCCATCCCGTAGCCGTTCCCGGCAATCCAGACACAGGCACGCCCCGCCTGGAATACCAGGAACCGGCCAGACTTGCCGGGTCGGGTGCGGTGCGCCGCAGACATCACAGGCCATACCGTAGTGACTACGCGGCCTTCGGCATGACGCGAGCCGTGGCGTACACCACATAGCCAGGGGGGTCTTCGCACAAGGTGACTAGGACCATCCCGAGATAGACGTAGCGGGCAAGCTCCAACTCCCCAGGAACATGAGAGGGCGGTCTGAGGAGGTCCAGCGTATCCGGCCCCGCATCCTTGATCACCCCCTCAGCCAATTCCTGCCCCACCTCTTCCCAGCCATCGGTCGTCTTGAGGTGGTCAGAGAGCCTGAACAGCCAGCGGGGTGCATCCGTCATACCTGCACCGGAGTCACCGACACGTGGTCGATGTCCTTGATGCTGAGCACGCCCAGAAATCGGCCCTGGTCATCGTAGACGCGGGAGAACAGGGCTTCGCCACTGCCGGGGGGGTGGGAGTAGCCCTCGCCGTACCCGCGCTTGAAGTGCTCCTTCTGCTCATCGTGCTCACTGTTCGTGAGACGCCTCGCCACATCGTGAATCGACTCCCTGATCTGTTGGTTCCAGAAGTCGTGGAAGGGGAAGTTCTCAAACTCATTTGGCATCACTTCTCTCCTTTGATCTGCTTGACAATCTTACGCGCGGTCGGCACCCCAATCCCAGGAAGTTTCAGCCAATCCTGCTCCTCCGCCGTCGCCAGCGCAAGGGGAGTGCGAAACTGCTTCTCGGCTCGCTCACTGTGCTTGAGCCCGATCCCGTCCAGGCACGCCGCCCATTGCCGTGTGGTACTGGGGGTGCCCGTGAGACTGGGCAGGTGCAGTTTCGGCATCTCTAACAAGGTCGTGTGATCCTTCCAGGCTTTTTGGAAGTAGTGGTACACCTCCGCCACATCTGCCGCGGAATGGGCCACATCACGAGTGTAGATGACGATGACACCACTGAGCGCAATGCTGAACAGGTAGCGCCGTAACTTCGAGTAGCTCAAGGGTTTGCGGTGATGGCTCGCACTGCCCCACCGCGTGCTCCCATTCGAGCCGAAGCCTTCCATCAGGTACCCATCTGGGTCGTGCGGTCGCCACTGACCTTCGAGCATGAGCACACTCACCTGATACATCTTCGCCATCCCGACCCGCTGATGGCCTGTATAGCGATGGTCATCGATGCACGTGAGCATGTCGTGGAGCGTCTTGCGCTCGATGCCGACACCAATACTGCCTTCTGGTCCCTGCCCTTCAAATGCGAAGTCGCCAAACGCCAGCCGCTCCAGGCTCGCTGGGATCTGTCGGGCGCGCAGTCGAGACAGGAACTCGTTGGCCGTGCGCCGCTGACCGTCGTTCCCGTCTCGTGGGTCGATGAGAATCACTTGGTCACCTGCGAGAAGCGCACCTCGACCTTGTTGACGCGGGCGACAAATGTGTCGGTATTGACATCGTAGACGAACGCGTCCCAACTCGCATCGGTTGCGAACAGTTCCCGCATGATCTCGAAGACCTCCTCTCTCGTGCCTTTGACCGTGAATGCGTACAGGGGCTTCGCGGTGTCTTTTGACATCAGAACCCCCATTCGGCCGGTGGCACATCGGGGTACACCATCTCGATGAGGCTACGGAAGTTGCAGTCCGATCCCCACAACTCTTCGCCCTCCAGTCCGGGTTGCGCCTTGCACTTGAGAATCTTGACTCCCCACTGTGGCGGCACGATCCGGCCCTTGGCGTTGGGGCCTCGCTGACGATAGAGATGCCGTAACTGAAGGTGGTACAGGTAGTCCTGGTCGGGGTAGCCCTGCCGTTCCCATCCCCCACTCGCTTTCCGCTTGACCTCTCCATTGTTGAGGATGGGGTTGCCCGCCGCGTCCATCTCGGTCACGTACTCCTTCTTGAGCTTGTTGGTGGCGATGACGATCTTGCCACTGTCATGGAGCCGGTTGATGAGGGCTCGACGGGCAGCGTAGACGCCACTGTAGCGTGTCGCGGGGAAGACGCCCGTCAGCTTGCCATGCTCCGCCAGCCGCTGGAGTTCCCAGCTATCGCTATCGCCATCGATGATGATGGTCCGACAGTCAGGATTCTTGGCGGCACTCAGGAGGGTGTTGTGGACCTCGTTCCAGTACGGCTGATAGAATTTGGCATCGCCTCCCTGAGTGTTGGTCGGCACCGGGATCACCTTGTACGCGTAGTCACTACGGCGAGTCGGGGGCGGGTTGGGGTTGTCGAAGATGCCGTCGTAGCCTCTATCGAGTGCGATAAACAGGCCGGGGCCGGGAGCCGACAGCGCAAACTCCGTCTTACCTGAGTTGGTGAGGCCATCGGTCCCCACGAGGAGTCGCTTGAGTTTCCGGGTACCCTGTACGGCCTGCTGCTTCGATGTGAAGCCGATTTGGGCGAATGACGCGGGGAGTGGCATTAACGCATCCTTTCGTCGCGGTAGCTTTGGATGAGGCGCCAGGACTCGTTGATCTCCTCCTGGGTGTAGTCAATACGCCAGACTTTGAGCACAGGTCGAATGGGCCAACTGTAGTCCCCGCACACGAAGAGGACATGGACATAGGCTCGGGTCGTGCCCAAGCCTTTCGCGTATGCTTTCGTCTGCGTGAGCCACATCCATTGCGTGGAGAGGCCCTGGACGGTATTGACACTTTTGTAGGTGAGCTTGATCTCGTGGACGGCCAGGACCATCGTCTCGCCTTCGCCTGTCTCACTGATGACGGTATCGAGGCTCTCCCCGTCATGCGTCATGTAGATCCCTTTGAGCTTCATCTCTCCTGGATGGTCGGTGACATGCCCCAATTGCGGGATGTACCACGCTTCCCAGGCGAGCCCCATGGCAATTCGCAACTGGTTCTCCGACCCCAAATTGTTCCACCACTGCTCCTGGTCCTCATCCCCGAAGCTGGGGTCTTCGTCAATGTCCAGGATGCCGGTTTCGATAGCGATGTTCCTGATGATCTGGGACACATGCACACCCCGACTGCGGGGCTTGCCTCCATGGGGGAGGGTGATGAGCGCGGGGACTTCGACAATCTTCATAGGAAGGGCGAAGGGGGTCCAGCCTCTCGACTGGTCCCCCTCTCCTTGCCATTAGGCCGGGACGACCTTGAGGCCGCTGACGACGTACCCCGCATCTCCGATGAGGCCGTTGAGGGCGTCATCGTTGGAGAAGTAGGTCTTGATGACCGCGTTGGCGGTATCCGCATCCTGATTCTCGGACACGAACTTGAACGTGGCCGTCCGCAGCCCGACCTTCGTGCCGCCGTTCTCGTTGGCGGTGAAGTAGTCGGTGATGGCGGCGTTCGCTGCCGTGAGGAGATCGACCTCCTCTTCCTGTGGGACGGCCACAGGACGGGGACCGGCTTTGGGGGCGGCCACGGCCTTGGCAACAGCCTTCTTCGCCGTCTTCTCTCCTGGTGCCCCGCCCGTGCCCTCCCAGGGCCGACCGTCGTCCTTGATCTCGGTGACCAGCGCGATCATGCGAGGTCCCTTGGGCTTGCCATCGGCTCCGAGAGCCGACTCCCCAGTCGAGGCACGGAACTCGGCCCGCTCTGCCGGTTCCGGGGTCGGGTGCATGTGGACATGGATGCCGTCGAGCACGCTGAGGTCGTTATCGAATACGCCTTCCGGCAAGCCCGAGTTGTAGAGCGACTCCAGCAGGAGGAAGAAGTTCGTCCCCCGACTGAGGGGCTGACCCGCGCCGCCCGCCGCAGGCACGAGGCCCTTGCCCGTGTCCGGGTTGGGAGCGAAGGACAGATGCGCCTTGCGGCCGAGGCTGTAGACGCCTTCGATGGCGTCCCCCCCGGACAGCGGCGAGGCGCTGAGCACGACCGCGAGGAACGGGTCGGCCGATTGGGAGCCATCCTTCTTCGTCGGCGTGAACATCTTGATGGTGAAGTCGAGTGCGTAATCCCCCTCGGGAATCGAGAGCCCACCCGACACGTAGTTGGCGATTGAACCGAAGCTGACGGCCTCAGCCGCAGCACGCTTGGGAACTGGCATAACATCTCCTTGAGAAAACCGTAGTCACTACACTGTGAGAGGCGTCTTACCGGGCGAGTATGATGCGATCCCCCTTTCCCATAGGAGCCGGTGGCGCTGGGAGGAGCCCCACCTCTCTGAACACGAGATGAAATGATCTGGGCGCGAGGTGTCGATAGCGGGGCAAGAACCACGCGATATGGTCATCAAAAATGAAGTTCTCGCACCTATCGCCTCGGAATCGAGCCCCACGCCCGAACGCCTGGACAAGGCCCTGCATCGCCATGTAGGGGCCGTATTCCTTGTCATCTTCCTGTCTGGCCTTGACAATCTTCGAGCGGCCATCCTGGAAGGGAATTTTGCACATGATCTGGAACTCGCAGGCGGGTCCAGGGAAGTCATAGCCCGCGCCGACTGATGGCGAGACGAGGATGGTCCCCGGCGCGGAGAGCTTGAATCGGTCCACGATCTCGGTCGGGGCATCGCCCTTGATGTTGAGGATCATGGATGAGAAGAATCTCGATGCCTGAGCGACCGCTTGCTGCCTCACGTAGCTGATGGTGTGAATGATGCCCTTCCGGTCCCGCCGCCGTGCCAGGACTTGATCCACCTTGATCCAGAGCGGGGACAGGTCTTTGGCGTTCTTGTCCACCCGCATGGTTGGCACCCAGTACACGGGGCAGTCCTTCGGGTCGAAGTCCGAATCGAACTCCTGGAAGTGAGACTTCTCCTTCGCCACACCAATCATCCAAAGAGTTTTTGGACGAATTGTTGCACTAACAATGATGATCTTCGGGAGTCGTAGGAGGAGAGCAGCTTCAGCATAGCGGGCGGGTCGAATCGGATCGAATTGATAGCCCTTCTCACGCTCATCAACAACCCAATCTTGAGGTCGAAGGGTAGCGACAATGCCGAGTCGCCGGGTAAGGTGACGCATGTGGCCGAAGTGTCGTACCCAAGACGCTTTAGGTTCCGTTGTAGCCGCAAGGCGCGACTGCGCCAGACGGTATTGCGCGTACGCTTCCTTCTTGGCGATAACCGCCCACGCTTTCCAGACTTCGAGGCTCTCACGGTGCGACGGGAACGAGAGCCCGAGTGTCTCTTCAATTTCTCTGGCATTGAGATCCACCTGCATCGCTCTCGAGAGCGCATCTGGGGCCTCGTGGCCCTCATCAAAAATGACTTGCTGGAAGTGCTCCATGCCCATGCCAAACTTCCGGCTGGTCGTCCACTTGTCATAGTTGGTCACGACCAGATGAGAGGCCGCTGACCGTATCTCCGCTTGACTGGACGGGCACTGGACCGAGCCCTTGAGCGGGCACCGGGCGTGATAGCCTTCCTCGCATGTAAACTCGTCCCGCATCCCGCACGTGTAGTTCCGGCGACCTCGAAGATCGACCATGCCAATCTCCGCGAAGTCCTCCATGTACTGGTCCTGGAGGCCGCGGGTCGCCGTGGCAATGGCGGTCGCCCTCTTGCTGAGGAGCGAGTACGCCACGACCACCGGACTCTTCCCAGACCCTGTGGGCATTGAGAGGCAGATGACGCGGGCCGGATTCGTCAGGAGGACGTGGAGCGCCTGCTCTTGCGCCGGACGCCAGCGGCTGAACTTCTCGGGGAGGCCACACTCTTGCGGGGACGGGACGCGCATGAAGGCATCATCGTATCCCGAGGTTTGTCTGACAGTCAACCGCTAAATGTGGGGGTGTGCGAAATGAGGCCGCAATTACAGGGGTTTTGGCTAGAGGGGGTCGCCCGTCTCCATCTTCATAAAAAGGTCCAACTGCTTCGCTTTGTGCTCCAGGGCCTCTTGCTGTTCCACCTCTTGCAGCGTCGCCGTCTCGAAGCCCATGGTCGCCAACATCTCATCCGCGAGGGTGATGCAGAGATTGATACGGGTTGGATAGTCCACCAACGCCACTCCCCGCTTCTGCACATCCGCCACGAGAAGCTCTTTGACGAGCATCAACCGAGAGAGAGGATGGAGCTTCACGCGACCCGCTCCTCCTCGATGAGATCCAGGAACGGCTCCAGGTGCATTCCCAGCGCCTTCGAGAGCGCCATTGCGGTCGAGATAGAGGGATTCGTCTTCCCTCTCAGGACACGCGAGCAGTGCCCGATATTGAGGCCCGTCTCCTCTGCGACCCGTGTAATGTTGACTGGCTGACCCCCAAAATAGAAGGTCTGCTTTGTCGGTTTGGATTCGAGGCACCGCGTCGGGAACTTCTTGGTGGACATATGGTTACCGTATCACAGGTTTGTCTCGTATGCAAGAGTGGAGTGACTACAGGGCAAGGCTGAGCCTTGACAACGAGACAGACCTCTGGCATAGACTATGGGCATGTTGCTGACCCCGTACACCAAAGCCCAGTCGCTGGCGCTCTGGCCGTCAGCCCAGCGGCTGCTGGAACAGATGCAGCTTCGTCCCCGCCCTCAGCAGGAGCAGGAGGCTCTAGAACTGGTCCTGCAACTGGCTCAAGCTGAGGTCGAGCGGCGCAAGGCCACCAGCGAAGACGGCTGGACGGCCTAACTCTTCTTCTTGTACGCGTGGGTGGACGCGTCCCACACGTAGCCCTCTGGGGCTGCCGCCACAAACGCCGCATTGATCTCCAATTGATCTTGCACGAGTAACTGGTGCTGGGCCTGGGACAGTTGGTCCCGTGTGGTCAGCAACTGGTTCTGGAGATCATGGATGACCTGTCGAGCCTCCGTGAGCGGGCTCGCTTGGCCCTCCGTGTAGGTGGGGAAGGTGGCCCGCATCACCTCGACGGGGACGCAGACGCCGCCTTTCCCCTCCTTCTGGTCCCAGCACACACTGGCGCTGTTGTTCTGGGCTCGAAGGGCGATGACGGAGACAACAAGACACAGCACAATTACACACGTTCTCATACACTCCTCCAGGAGTTGGTTAGCTGACCTTGACTTGGTGCCAGCGGGAATCGCTGCCGTAGATAAAGATGGCCGCATCGTACCCGACCGTGAGCCCTGCGCCGCCCGTGCCGCCGATTCTATTCGCCGCCGTGACGGAGCCACTCTCTCTCACCCAGGTGGTGTTGTAGGTGGTGCTGTCTGGTATGATGACGAAAATCACCCGGCCCTGGATGCCGCCCGTAAAACCCCCAATGAAGCAGGAACTCAGCCCGGCCCCGGAGAGGAGGATGACATTCGAGATGGTCAACGTCACGGTATTGACGGTCGCGGCATCACACGTCACCGCAGAGGGGGAGCTTGTCGTAAAGTCAAATTGGTCAGCCCGGATGTGCCCCGCCCCTGGGTCGGTGGTCAGGTCGCTGGCGACCATCAGGCCCTCAGCGAGCCGCATCTTCGCCACGTTGTTGCGGAAGAACATGAGCGCCCCACCGGAGTTCTGGGTGCCCATCCCCACATCGACCGTGGCAGGGGAAATGGTGGTTGTGCCGAAGAACCCCTCGACCCCAGAATTGGTGTCCTGTGACTGGAGCCCGAAATTGGGGGCGGAGTTGATGACTTGCACCATCGAGAACGCGGCTGGGCGCAGCACCTGAATGGCCGCCACCATGAGTGGCACCGCCACGAGGAGCAGAAGTGTAGTGACTACGCTTTTTCTCATGCGATCCTCACCAGTCTGATGCCCCAGGCATATCCCGTGCCAGAGTTGACCTTGGCCTTGATGCCGTAATGCTTGACCACACCGGGAGACGCAAAGGTGATCGGCCCAGACGTAGCCACGACGCCGGTCGTGGAGCTTGCCGTACAGGTAGCAAGTGGCGTGTCTGGGCTCCCATCATCCAGGTTGACAATGGCAATGGTGATAGTGCTGCCAGACGTCATCGCCGTGGCCTGGATCTCATAGGTGCCCGTAATGAGCGCCGAATCCAGTGGCAGGACCGCCGTCCCTGCATGGGTCTTGTCGTAGGTCGCCCCAGTGGGATACGAGGTCGCGGTCACGGGGGAGGACGAGTCTCCACCAAAGACGAACGTGTCCCCCACTCCCCCACTCTGGCCAACATTGGTGGCCGTGATGTTGCCCGTCGTTTTGACCGTGGACCCATCCGGCCGCTTGACCACAAATTGGTACGTGGTGGCGATGAGGTACATGACCGCCCGACCCCCGCCGTCGCACACGACTGGGTTGGAGTTGGTGATCGTGAGCGTCTCATCGGTGTAGGTAAACTGCGGGAAGCTCAGTCCAGCCGTGTAGGTGTAGATGAGCGCACCGGGGATGACGGCCCCGTTGTCGTCCATGGCCGTAAACCAGAAGGCTGGAGCGATTGTGCCCGGACCCGCCATTACTCTTCTCCCCCTATATTCTTTACCTGCACCTTCGTCAGCTTACCTGTTTTGGGGTCGAAGATGTAGTGCTCCCCTTTGATCTCGATGAGGTAGTTCTCCTGTGGAGTGGGAGTCGGCTCCTTGGCTGCCGGGATCTCTCTCATGGGCACCCGATTGCCTTGGGCATCCACTGACCACACATGGCTCGAATCCTCAGTCTCGGGCTCAACCCGCTGGAATGTCTGACTGGGGGGTTCCCCCTGTGGGACACTGACTCCAGTCTGCGCCGGAATCTGCCTCTGTGGAAACGTGGGGGAAGTAAAGTTTGGTGGAGCCGACCCCATCGACTGCACAGAACTCGGGTTGGACGAGGACACATCCGGTGCCACACGCATGAACGAGGACTCAGGGAGCAGCCGCTGAGGAGATGAGACACCAGTCGTCGCAGGAATCTGCCGTTGCGGGAAGGTGGGAGACACAAACCCAGGTGGCGGTGCTCCAACGGATTGAGCATAACTTGACTGCGGAGCCGGAGTCACTACCGGTCCAGGCGGCAACTGTGTCCGAGGCATCCCAGGGCTCATGTTCGGCCCAAACGTCACGCCCTGCATCCCATTGAGCTTACTGAAGGCATCCGCGACCACCGAGTCACGGGAAATCGCAGCCGGAACGATTCTGTCGGCAATCAACGTGCCGATGACTCCACCACCCGTCGCTCCTCCAATGATTCCCGGCTCCCCTGCTCCAGAAAACAGACTCCCCCCCAGTGCCGCGCCTGCCACGGGTCCACCGGCTCGAATGATCCGAGCGGGCAGCGATTGATCCCCCGTGCCAGGAAGGTTCTGGCCTCCCACATGATACTGCCGCTGGAGCGCATTGCGGACATCGATCATGTCCCCCATGCGCGTTCGCAGCGCACTCACCTCAGCCGGGGGGATGCCCCGCACCTGCTCAAGATGGTCGAACTCCCCCCGTACCAGTTCGTGGTAGGCCGCTTCCTTGGCGGCGAATCCAGGACTTGATTTCCGGGCAACCGCTTGGTCGTAGTTGTTCTCCGCGAGAGACGCATCCAACTCCGCCCGCAACCGCTGCCGAAGCTGTTCCACCCGGCCCAACGTGAGAGGCGCCACGTTCCCTTGGAGGTCAAGAGATGCAATCCCCGCCTTGGCATTCTGCATGTCATCGAGACGGGCCATGGACGCCGCCTTCTTCATGGCCGCTCCGTACGGGTCTGTCGCCACGGGGTCGTTCTTATACCTGTCCACAATCGAGTTGATGTGGTTGGACGCCTCGCCAATGGCCGAGTCGTAGGCATCAATGGCGGCCTTGACCGTCGTCACCGGGAACTGCGCGTGTTGTGCCGCGACATTCGGAGCCGTATTGATGACCTGTTGAGGCTCATAGGGGGCCGCTGCGGTAGGCGGAGCCGCCTGCTGGAGCCGATCCGCGAAGGCGGCTGCCGAAGGTGGTGGGGGGGCCGATATGCGACGGGCCGCGCCCATGATTGCTCCCGGTACCTCATGCAGGGCTGGCGTCAAGAGGGCCGTCCCCTCACCCAATCCCCCTGAGATATCCCCACTCCCAATGCGTTCTCCAGCATGGGCCGCAGCAGGGCCAGCGATAGGCAACGCCCCTGCTCCAAAATGCCCAGCCGCTTCCGCCTCACCAGCATGGCGCATCATGGTGCCAGCCGGGAACTTCATCGCCTGACTCCAGGAGTCCATCCCTTTGTGGAACTGGTCTACCTGTGCATCGACCATCGCCTTGAGGCGATTGTAGAGGGCCGGGACGTTAGGCGAAGCGGCCCCAAACCCAGCCTCATTCGCGGTCTGGGCACTCTGCATCAGCCCCTCCCCCAGCGTCGTGGCCCATGCCTTGATGTAGTTGACGAGGGGGTTGGGCTGACTGGGCTGGGCCGGTGGCGATGGCGGTGCAGGGGTCGTGACCGAGGGCGTCCCCCACCACGTGTCATCTCCACCCTGACCCGGCTTGGGTGTAGTGACTACGGGATCATCCCACCAGTTCTTTTGCTGCTGGGGCATGGCTACCGTCCAACGTAGGTGTAGCCCTTATCGGACATCACCTTAAGAGCTTGTTCTCGTGTCGAGCCCGGATGCGCATCCAGGTAGTCCTGGAGATCCTTGTCGGTGAGCACCTTCTGGGCACGGAACGCCGACATCGTGTTGTTGACTTGATCCTTGATCGCGTCACGGCGATTGAGGGCGTCATTCCTCAAGATGGTGGCGACCGAGTACAACTGCCTCAACGTGTAGTTGCCGCTGAGAATCGACTGCATGTCCTCTCGAGCGCCTTCCGGCAGCACCGTTGAGCCCGAGCCGCTGAAGCTGCTCAGCAGCCGGGTAAACTCAGGCGTGACGACCGCATCGGCGGCATTGTACGCCGCCACCTCTGGCGATCCGAGTAGATTCTTGTCCACCGACCGAATGCCCTTGTTGAGGAGCGGGCTCCCCCAATCCGGCACCTTCGCCGCCGTGTCCAGGAACTGGTTGAGGTTCTTCTCGGCCGTCGAGGAGAAGGCGTTGATGGCACTCTGGGTCTTGATGAGATTCGCTAGATTGCCAGACTCCGCCTTGTAGAACATCTGCCGCTGCGCGAGACTCAGGTTGGGAGCCATCTGTAAGGCGATGTGCTGGATCTTTGCCATCACCGGCAGCGTCTTATCCGACCGCACATTCCGCAAGGCTGTCGGCCGCTGGCCCGTCTGGAGATACTCCTGCGCCATGAGGTTGTAGTCCTCGTCGGTAAACGAGTCTACCAGTGATGTGGCCTGCGCCTCTCGGTCCTTCTGACCCTGAGCCTCCAGCCCAAGGCGCTCCTGTTCAAGCTGGCGCGAACTCAACTGCTCCGCCGTCAGCCCCGCCGTCAGTTCCTGGTCCTTCGTCTTCGCCCCAAATTGGGTGGGAATCGACCCAATCAGGGACTGGGCCATATTCGGGTCGGAGATGGTATTCGCCAGACTCGTATACGCCTTGAGCAACTGGTCGTGGCTCGCTTGGTCCGTCGCCAACTGCATGGCCGAGGGGATCTGCTGCTTGAAGGCGTTGAAGAGGTCCAGGTTGACCTTGGACCGTTCCGTCCCCGCCTTGATCTTGTCCAGGGCGTCGGCATTCGCCTCGTGTGCCGCCGTCGCAATCTGGGCGAGCCGCGCCGTGTGCTCCGCCGCCGTCTCCGCCCCATCCCGAATGCTGGTGATGGCCTCCTGGTCGTACTGTCCAGGCCAGTATTGCTGCACCAATTCTGGTGGGATCAACGCCTGGACAATCGGAGTAAATCGCTTGTAGGCCGACTCCGGGTCAGGGTCATCGAGAATCCCCTGGGCCATCTGCCCAACCGACTTAATGCCGGACGCGAGCGCCTCCGCCTTCTCCTTCATCGTCTCGGTGAGCGTCTTGTTCCAGGTCAGCATCGAGGTCTGGAACTTATCGACGGCGGTCCCCCGGCCACTCTGCTGGAGCGCCGCCATAATCCCCGCCGTGTCGAGACTCCCATCTGGCTTCGCGTGCTGCTGGATCGCCTGATTGATGGCGTTCTGGTCATCCAGCACACTCTGGACCTCTTGGTTCTTGAGTTGCTGGTCCTGGATCTGCTGCTGCCGCTCCCGCATGTTCTGCACCAGACCAATGGTCTGGAACGGATTCATGGGCGGCGTCGGCTGCTGGAGTTGGCCGTAGATATTCGGATCAATCGGCATTAGGCCAGACCCCCGCCCTGGTTCTGATTTCCATACGGACTCAGCGTCGTGACTGGCTGGCGACCAGTGCCCGTCTGGTTGCCCTGCGGGAAGTAGAAGTTACTCCCGAGCAACAGGCCATTGCTCATCGCATTGCCCAGATTGCCATACAGATTGCTGTAGGCATTCCCCTGGGCAATCTGCGAGTTCGCGTTGGCATTCGCAGACCCCGTGATGAGGTTGGTGGCATTGTTGCCGTAGCCTTGAGCAGCGTTGTTGAGCCCATTCGCCGCACTGAGCCCCTGATTCGAGAGATCATAGAGTCGGCTGAACTGGTTGTTCTGATTCGTGTTGTAGGCGTTGAAGTTCGTATTGTAGCTCTGCAACGCCTGATTGAACGCCTGATTCTGTGCCCCCAGACCCAGTTGGGCATTCGACAGGTTGAGCCCCGCCTGCGTCGTCGCCGCCGACAACGGGAGTTGGTACTGGGCGAGGGCGGCCTGCAACTGCCGGTCGTAGGTGCCACTCGCCACCTGCCATCCGAGGTTGGCATTGGCAATGGCATTCTGGCTGTTCAACTGGTTCGTCGCCAACTGATTGTTGGCATTGAACTGGTTGGTCGCCAATTGGTTCTGGAAGTTCTGATTGTAGACGTTGAACGCATTCTGAAAGTTCTCGTTGTACAGCGCGTTCGCCACGTTCCAGTTCGTCTGATAGGCATTCAGGCGATTCTGCTCGTTCAACTGGTTGGCCGCGAGGCCCATCTGGTTGTTGAGCGCATTCGTGCCGTACGCCTGCTGGTACGCCTGATTCTGCTGCGCGAGCGCCTGCTGCGCCGCTGTGGATTGCTGCCCGAAAAGTTGGGCCTGAGCCTGGAGTGCAGTCTGGGTGTTGGTTGTGTAGCCCTGCAACGCCCGGTTGTAGACGTTCCCGTACTCGCTCGATGCCTGATTCTGCGCGTAGTCCTGGAGCGCCTTCGCAACATCCCCGCCACGCACACCCTGCGCGCTGGCCGAGTTCTGTAGCTGCTGCAATCCCTGCTGGAGCCGGAACTGGTAGCCGGGGTCGTTGGTGGTGTCCAGGGTCGGGGCCACGAAGCCATTCGGCACCGTGGTATTCGGCGTGAGCGTCTGATCCGGGACTTGCTGGTTGAACGAGAAGCTCTGCGGATTGAACGTCTGCGGAGCCCCGTACTGGTCGAAGGTCAGTGCCGCTGGAGCCTTATAGGCTCCCGGCTGGTCCATCACCGCGGGGGTGGCATAATTCGAGTTCGCGCCGCCTGCATTGTAGCCACCAAACTGCGGGGCATTGAACTGCGGCATCGAACTCATGATCGAGGCGATATCGACGTTGGCACTCCCCACGCCACCCGTGCCGCCACCACTCCCGGTCCCCGGATTCATCATCCGGGAGTTCCAGTAGTTGGCATTGTCGCCGGTCATGCCGCCTGTCTGCTGGATCTTCGGGGTCCAGTAGGCGAGGTCTTCCGCCGTCGCCGGGACACCCTTCGTCGCCATCGAGTTCTGGTTGATGAACTGGGCGATGTACTGGGGGTCCATGGGGTTCCCCCCGGTCGGGTATCCCCCCTGCTGACTCTGACCCTGACCCTGCTGCGGCTGACCGTACCCCTGTGCGCCCTGGGAGGGTCCGTAGACCCCAGGGAAGCTGAACGAGTACGGGTACGGGCTCAGCAGCGAGTTGTTCGTGTAGGCAAATGGATTCTGATTGGGTGGAGGTGTAGCCGCTACACTATTTGGGTCAGGTGCCCCAATCCCAACCTGGGGAGTAATCCCAATCTGGGGAGTGGATCCAAAGGCCGGGGTGGAGGGGCCACCGACATTGATGGTGTCGTAGCCCTGATTCGGATCGTCGTAGACGTTGCCGGTGTAATCAGTAGCCACTCGGCATTCCAGACGGGCTCATGGTGAGCCACGGGTTGGCTGGAGTGCCGAATGCGGATGCCTTGATGCCGCCACCACCGCCAGCAGCGGAGGGACGGGGCACCAGATTCGTGGGGTTAGGGGTCAACTGCGCCATCCCTGTCGGGACTGGCGTCTGACGCATGGGCATTCCTGGCGTGTACGCTCCAGGCTGTCCAGGCGGTGTCATGAGTGAGCCCAGCAGGTTATTCGCAGCCGTCCCGGTGTTCATCCAGGGAGCGAGATTCGCCTGCTGCTGTCCGTACAGACCCTGGAGAATGCCCATCGCATTCTGGGCACCCTGGGTCTGGGTCTTGGCCGCGCTGGAGGCGGCATGGGACGTGCTAATCGCCTGGGCCGCAGACGAGGCGGCTGACGAAGCAATGAGCCCGATGATGGCGGCAGTTGTCCCAATCATAGGACAGTTTCGACCTCCTGAGTGTAGTGAATACGGTCTGACTTTTCAAGCGTCGAGAGTCGTTTGAGGTACGTCGTTTCCACGTAGGTGTAGCCGATTCGCTTGTAGATCGCCTCGACATCTGGAGATGGGGCAATCATGAGCATCGCCTCGGCACCTTGCTCTCTGGCCCACAACTCCGCGGCCCGCAGCAGCGATAGACCCCGCCCTCGATACCCAGGCTCGACCCACCAGCACAGTTCGCTCACCGTCTTGACCCCGGTGACAGGGTGAAGGAAGCAGACCATGCCGGTCATGCCGACCGGGACGCCATAGACCTCAAGCACGAACACGACCCGATCCGCTTGGCTGAGGAGCGCCCGAGTCGTCTGTGCGAGGACTTCGGCATTCGGCACAATCCACTGGTAAGACGGGACGGTCTGGAGGAACCGGAGCCCCATCTCCACCAATTGCGGCACGTCTGCTTCCGTCGCCCTGCGAACACTCATAGCTGCCTCGCAAAGACCTGCACCGAGTAGGAGGGCGCGGTGCCGACATGACCTTCCGTGGTCGAGTAGGTGATCTGGGTGCCCGCATCTGCTTGCACCACAAAGACTTGGCTCTGGGTCGTACTGGTAGTGTTGCCGGTGACGGCGGTGCCGGTGTACGTGCAGGTGACGCCGCCATCGACCCAGGTCACGGTGACGTAGATGCTGCTGGAGACGCTGGCGGGCGTGACCACGCGAATGTACCAGCCCACCTCGAAGAGGCCCGCGTTGATGCCAACACTCCGCACGGCGACCCCCGTCACGGCTATACTGCCGATGGACGGTGACACGGAGGTCGAGAGCGCCTGCTGTATCTGGATGAACCAGTCCTGCCAGATGCGTGACAGCTTCCCCTTGAGGGTCTGCCCATGGACGGTCTGGGGATTGGTCACATCCGCCTGAGACGGGACACCAGGGAAGAGACTCATCGGCTCAGCACCCGAGGATCAATGTAGGCATCGAAGATCGTCCAGGGAACCGGGTCCGAAACCGTCATCTCGAAGACCATACTCCTGGAGATCCCCAACTGATACCAGCGCACCCGCTTGTTGTACTCGCCGCCCGGTCCCGCCGAGCGCCAGAGGCTGTTCCCCCAGGTCATCCCGCCATCCCTCGACACGCGGAGCATCACCTGCGGGTCCACACCCGGAGTCGCTGGGTTGACGTGCCCCAATCCGATGCCGACCTGCATATCCAACTCGAAGCGGTTCATGCGGAGACGGTTCTTGCCTGCGGCGATGTGCGGCGCAATGCGCTGGCGGCGAATAGGGAGATTGTCGGCATCCAGATACCGATCACTCCGCAATTGCCAGAGCGTCCCGCGCTCGTGGTCGCCCATCACGTGCCGACCTTGGAGCAACATGTGGTACATCGGCCTCCAGGCTGACCAATGCGCCGTGGCCGAGGCGTCTGTGACCCACGTGAGCCGCTTGTGCCACATGCCCGTCTCGACATCGTAGACCCACGTGACATCTGCGGTCGGGAACCCGATGGCGTAGAGGAGCGTGCCTGCCTCCTGCCAACTCATCCCAATCGCATCCGAGAGATCCACGCCCGCCTCGATCTGACGCTGGAGGTACTGCTCAAGGGCGTGATTGGAGATGCGCTTGGGCGCAAAGCCATCCGTCATCACGACCATCGCGTGCCCTGCGGTGTTCGCCATGAGCCACGCATTCGACTCCCCAACTTGTGACAGGGAGAACTGCGCCCCAATCCCCATCTGGAAGAAGTAGCCTTGGACCGGGCCGAAGGGGAACGGGGCGAGGCCCTGGTTGTTCCAGATTTCGTATGTCTGTGAGCCGATGAGGTAGATGTAGGATCCGACCACATTCATGGCGACCCAATCATCAGCCGCCAGACCCCTGACTCGGAACTGGGTCGGGTCCCAAGTCAGGCCGTCCAGGTAGTTGGAGATGCGAAACGTCTGGTTGACCGTATCGAGGAGCAGGAAGAACCCATCGAGGTAGGCTCCCTGCGTCCCGGTCAGTCCCATGACTTGGGCAAACGCCAGCGTCTGTGTGTTGTAGACGTAGCACAACCCCGCACTGGTGATAAACACCTCGTTGCCTGCGCTGCCACTTGAGCAGATAGTGGCGGGCCTATCGTCGTTCTCGACGGTGCCCTGGACCGTGAGGCTGCCGTCTGTATGGATCACGTAGAAATTGTACCCGGAGACGACAAACCCTTGATTATCAAGGGCATACAGCGCCCGCACTGGAGACGACCCCAGGCCCTGGTACTGGTCCAGACCCCACGTGCCCTGAAGGATGGGGCTGGCCTTGCCATCCACCTCGACCACTCTCGGCATGAAGTTGATGCACTCATCCACCGCGCACTGCCGAGCGGCAGCGAACTGGTAGCTGGGACCAACAAAGCCGGGGTAGCGAGTGAGCGCCATCAGTTGGAGCCGGTTTCGCCTGTATAGTAGTTGAAGAATCCGCCTCGGCCTACAACAGCCGCATCACATCCGATGATGACAGGGCGGTCATTGACGGCCTCGATGTCGGTCTTGGCTGCAATGGCCTTTCCCGGCAACCAGGACGGGATCTCTAGCTCATCGTATTCGGCCGCGAGGTCCATGGCGAGGTTGAGTCGAATCGCGGTCGCGTAGCCCTGCGGCATCATCACCGAGAGGTCGGGGAGGCTATTGATATCCTCCAGGTTCTCCGTGGGAGCATAGAGCTTGATCTTGACGTTGCCGACTTGTGGAATGGGCCACAGATAGATGGTGCCCCAGTCATTGGTCATCCCCGTGACCCGCTCCTCGTAGTACATGCGCCGAGGAATCGTAGACGTGATGTTCTTGACGGGGATCTGCTGCCACTGCTCGACCGTGATGACTTCCAGCGGAATCTCCACTGGGTAGGGGCTGCTGGTCTGCCAGATGAGGCTGGCGTTGTCCATGAAAATGGGACGCTGCCGATCAAAGTAGGCTCCCGGCCCAATCGTGTAAGTCTGCTGACCTGGAGTGAGGTTGTAGGCGACCTGTTCGACCACCCAGCACATCAGATTGTCGGTGCGCCACTGGTCGAACATCTCCATCATGGCCTGGATCGCCTGAAGGAGATCATCGGCACCGACAGTCTCCCCTTGACCCACGACTCCAAGGAGACGCAGCGCCCGAGTGCAGATTTGTCGTGCCGATGTCACCATGGCTACTCTCCCTTGGGACGCTTCGCCGGACGATTCGCTATGAGGTCGGCGTTCTGCGCGGCGGTCGCCGCCAACTGCGCTCGCAGACTCTCATTCTCTTTGGCGAGGGCCGCTTTCGCCTGGGCATCCGGCAACGGGGCTTCCTCGGGAAGCTCAGCCGGGGACTCCTTCCATCCCTTGGCGGCGTGGTCCTCGTGCTCCGCCTTGTTGTAGACAATCTTGTTGACGACGCCGGTGCCATCCGCCTTGCGAGCGAAGATGGTCTTCGGGAAGTCCTGGCGAACGTACGGCGGCGGTGAGACGGGCGGTTTCTTTGGCATGTTAGCCTCCTATGGCGAAAAGTGTAGTGACTACGGTTTGAGTATACCCCAGTGGACGAGGTACCACATGCTGACAGCGGTCCCAGCAACAATTGCTCCCCAGAACTTCAACCGGGAGACGGTCACGCTGTTCTCGTTATCCGACTCGGGGTCTGGCCGCCTCATTTTGAGGGGCGTATTCCCTGCCGGATCGTGGGCGGCGTCATCCGGGTACCGCCCCTGCTGGATGTAGACGGTCTTGTCCCGGATGATACGGCTCACCTGCTTGAACAGGCTCTTGGTCTGCTCCTCGACACGGGTGATTCGGGTGCCCTGCTCATCCTGCTTGTTGCGGATGGACTCCAGGATCTCCCGATTCTCCTGGTGCCGTTGCTCCTGGATTTTCTCCATGGCTTCCATGGTCGCACGAGTCGCCGCGGATTCTGCGGCAATCTGGGCGTGGAGAGAATCCGCTATCGGCGTCACGACTGATTGACCTGAATCACATGGATGATCGGCTTCGGTCCCGCCTGTCCCTGTGCTGAGCAAATAAAGAGGTATCCATTCGTTGGCTCATACGCGATACCTGCTTGATTGTAGAAGTAGGTCCCAAACTCTGCGTTCGGGCTCATATACCACTTGGCGAATTGACCTCCACACCAATCCGTCATCTTCATCATCGAGTTGGGGGTCTGATTGTAGATCGTGTAGCCACCCGTCCCGAGATAACCATTGATCATCTGCTGTGGGTCGTAGACGACGCCGATGTATTGTCCCGTGTGGGACGCTGGCCCAGTCATCCCGTAGGCGGCGGTCGGGTGGCACACGAGATCCGTGTGCCAGCACTGCGAACCGCCATACCACATATGGCACTGGCCGGAAAGCGTCCCATACGACACACCCGCCAACGTGCGGCTCACTAAGGCTGTGCCAATCAATCCCCACTTCTTCCCCGTATCAATCGGGATGAGTCCTTCGATGTTGTCTACGGAGTCCTGATTGGCAGCATATCCGCCCCAGATGTTCGGAGCCGTGGTCAACCCTGACTCCGTGGCGAGACATGAGGCTTGATTCCCAGATCCTCCATCATCTCGACGGCAGTTGCACAACTGCCAGTTATTCGGGTAGAGGCTGACATCCCCAGGCACCGCACTGGTATTGAAGATCAACTGCTTCGTGCCAAGAGTCCAAGTGGACCCACCTGGAGTATCCGCCGTCGCCCCCAGACTTCCCGGTGTGAATGAGGAGAATCCCGGCCCTTGGAAGCAACCGTTAATCTGACCACCCTGCATGGCTCCTACCACGAGTGGATCGGTAATCCCCATCGCGGTCTGCATGGAACTGGGGAGCCGCTTCAGATTTCCCTGCGTGACTTGTGCCCCAAGAAAACTCGCCGGATTCCCATTCGCATAGTAGCCCCACGGTCCATAGCAGGTATTTGTGCTTGGCGTGGAGGCATTGCCATCTCGGTTCAGCGTGCTCCGAATGAGGGTAGGACACACGATGCCGCCCGTGTAACGGTTGCAGTAGGAGACGAAAATCTCGTTTGTGTTCCCGAAGTCTGAGCCCGCATACATCAAGCCATTATTCATCGTGGCTTCGGCGGGTGTCCCCGTCAACTGCGAGGCCGTGCGCTGGTAGAGATCATTCCAATAATAGAGCCGAGTCGCAGTCGGCATCCCTGGGAATCCATCCGCCAGACTGGTGCCCACCCCAGGATACAAATACTCCGCGAGCATTGGGGTCGCTGCTGCTGTCTGATTGGGGCCAGCGATCAAGATATGGATGTCACCACCAGTCACATAGCAGTCGATGAACCCCCAGGAGAAGTTCTGCATGCTATCGGGCATCCCGAAGAATCCCAGATAGGTGAAGTCGTTCACAGGATCCAGCACTGTGCGTGAGCCGGACGAGGCATTCCCAGGACGACTGGGGAACCGCTGGAAAAGTCGGCCCTTGTCGGAGTCGCGTATGGCCTGCTCATAGCCAGTCTTCCCGGCGAGCAAAGCCATCCCCGTGACCCCACCAATCTTGAGGAACTCCCGTCGAGTAGGAGACGAGAACATCTCCCGTGACTTCTTACCGAAGGCGTAACGTGGCATGTCCTACCCTACTGAGAAGCCGTGTCAGTCAACCGCATTCGACGTGCCAAGATTGTGCATCGTGCCAGTCCCGAAGCTCACTGGCCCATACGTGATGGTGCGGATGATGTTCGAGTTCGATCCGGAGTCAAACACGAATCCATACGCCGGGAGCGGAGGGCCAGACTCACACCGGGAGATGATGTTGACAAACGTGTTGAACGATGCCCCAGACTCCAAGTGGATGTTCGACTCGCCGTGTGTGCCACTGTTATTGCTCTGCGCCTGGATGTTGTTGAACTGATTCCAGATAGAGGTGCCCGTGAGGTCCATCCCGGCATAGTTGTTCCGCCGTAGGTTGATGTTGCTCACTTGGCTAAACTGCATATTGATGGTGTAGAACCCCGACGTGGCATTGAAAGCGATATCGAGGCCCGTAAACACATTGTCATAAACAGGGCCGTTCGAGGCCGCAATCTCTATGCCCATCCCATTGTTCGAGGCGATCTGATCATTCGCTACGAAAATCTGCCTCACCGACTCAGAGGAATTGTTCGGCTCAAAGTCAATCCCGGACTCTGGGAGAGTGCCGTGAATCGACTCGATAATCGAGTTGATGATCTTTCCCCCCACCCAGTTGATGCCACTAATCCCATTCCGACGAGCGTTGTTGATCCAGACGTGATCGAAGGTGATGTTACTACTCGGCGTCGAGTTGTTACTGTTGTCGGAGATATAGATGCCATCCCCCCAACAGGCATCAATCTCGGTATCCCGCACGGTAAACGTCGTCACCGCTTCGAGGTCGAGACACATGCCCCATTCGCCGGTGTTCCCAATGTGGCCGGCCCGCTCTCCTCGGATCTCTCCCCCTTCAATCATCGAATTGGTCGTGCTCACCGCCTGCACCACATTGTAAGTATCGAGATTGTTGGGAATCGCCGCGAGCACTGCCCCGGGCATCAAATGGAGCGTGACATTGCTCAACATCTGCACGGACGTAGCGGCGTTGATCATATACGTGCCAGCGGCCACGACCACTTCCCCGCCATTGCGATTCGTGGTGGATGCCGCCGTAATCGCCCGGTTAATCGCGGCCGTATCGTCCGTGACGCCATCTCCCGTAGCCCCATACAGACGAGCGTCATAGAACGGCAGCGCACTGCCCTGGCTGCTCAAAAGCTGCTGAGACGGTGCATACGTCAAACCCGGCCCAATCGCCGCACACCCCGGTTGATGGTCTGGATCAATCACCAGGATACCGCCCTCGGGAGGGCAGATCGAAACTCTCGATGGGGCCATAGCCGAGGCCAGCAACAGTGAGCTAGAGAAGATCCCGACACCCCACCCATAACGCATAGTGATCGAACTCCTCTATCGAATCAACGCGCCAGAGAACACCGTCAGGGTATTATTATTGTTCACCGTTGACGTGCCGGTGCGTCGGCTGTCGTAGGCTTTGATCGTCAACGTGTCGGTTGAGCCATTCATGGACACCAGCCAACTCCCGTGGGCATTACAAGTGCCATAGACTTGTCCGCTCCCGGCATTATTCCACCCCGGTGGTTGAACCTCATCATTCTCAAAAATCTCCGTCCCGTTTTTGATGAGTTCCACCACGCATGCCCCGGCTGCCGAAGCGATATTCGCCGCATCAGAATAATAGATACTCGCGTTAATCTGATACTTCCCGGCCGTCTGCGGCGTGAAGGCATTCGAGGCAAAGGCTGATGTGGTGTCGAAGTTGATGACATCCCACGTGACCGTCGTTTCTGTCGATGCCGTAATCGACTGATTCCCACTCTTGCTCACCCAGAAGGAGACATCGGTCCCACCACTACCCCCGCCGCACGTCGTCGCCGCATCGATAAAATTATGGTTCGCGTCTGTCTTGACACAGTTGCCATTCGTGAAGGATCCAGTCGTGCTAGCGAACGTCGTGGTATTCCCGGATCTCGCCCCCACACTCGGGCAGGCCCCAGCCCCTCCACCAATGACCGGAAGGTTTGCGGTCAATGCTCCACTAGAGGAGATCGTCGTCGATCCGGTAAAACAGGGCACCCCCCCAGACGTGCCAGAGGCAATCCCTGTGCCGCCCTTGGTCACAGGCACCGTGCCAATCGCCAACTGTCCAGCCGTGAGCGTCAATTCAGACGAGAGCGTCGCCGCGACAAAGTTGTGAGTGGTCGTGTGATCCCAATAGACGAGCGAATCACTCCCAGGATCCACAAAGGGTGCAGCCGCGAGCCCGGTGACATGGAACGCCGATCCATCAGACGTTACCTGCAATCCCGCATATTGTGCCTGGATCACCTGTGTCGCTTGGCCGTCAATCAGACCGGCTGCTGGAACAATCGTGCAGGTATGTGCGCTACTATCGGTCTTCCGCACGATGAATTGACTTTTCGCATTCGCCGCAGCCGGGAGGTTAATCGTGCGATTCGCCGCCGTCGCATCACAGTCTACGATGTCATTATTGATGCCTAACGTGGAGTCCCCAGAGACTGACGTATACGCAAACGCATGACCTGCTGACTGCATCATGCCCGTGAGCGTGGCTTGATTCGTCGCCTTATCAAACTGAAATCCCGTGACTCCTCCGAATACCCCACTATCATTGAACTGAACCATCTTGTTTGAGCCTGCTACCCCGGTTGCCCCACCGCACGACACCCACGTGCCTGCCCCACTGGGGCAATGCACATTGTCGAGTGTCGCATCCGAGATGGACGACACCCAATGAGATGTCGTATCACTGATGTTGAACGATCCCGCCCCGGTATACGTCGTCGGCTTGGTGCCCAACAGGGCATACGTCACGGTAATGTTGGAACTGAGAGCGAGGGTGTTCACCGTCCGCGTCACGGGCACATAGACCGAAGAGAGACTAGGAATGTCATTCGCCACCAGCGCCCGGAACGCCGAGGGTGCTGGCGAGCCCGTCGTTGGACCCGCCAACACCTGATTCGCCGTGGCATTCGCTGAGGCCAACGTAATCGTGCCACTGGTCGTGACTGGACCACCCGTCGAGGTCAAGTAGGCAGGCACGGCGACATCCACGCTCGTCACCGTGCCCGACCCAGGACTTCCTGAGGCTCCCAATGAGCCATGCGAGTTCCCACCCACGAGATAGATGTTGACGACCCCGCTGGAGAAGGTCGTCGCCCGAACCCGAATTGCCTGTAGACCCGTATTGCCGATGGCAAACTGACCCGCTGACGTCGAGGTCGTGGCCGTCCCCCCAGACGCAATGTTCGTAAACTGCGTGGACACCCAGTTGATGCCGTCGCTGGTGGACTCGAAGGCGACGGTCGCACTGAATGTGCCACTGATCTGGATGGTCAGCGAGGGGAACGTCCCGAGGGCGGTAAAGACAACACAAGCTCCAGAGTTGCACGCGCCTGTACTCTGGGCCGTAATCGTGCCATTGCCCAGAGGCGTCTGAGCGGAACCCACCGCCGCCCAGAGGAGGAAGAGTGTAGTGAATACGCTTTTCCGCATGACCCTCTCCAACAGGTCAGGGGGTTCCCGTTGCTGGGAACCCCCCTTCCATGGTTAGAATCCGGCGCTCAACGTCCGGTAGTGGACGAAGAAGCCGGGACTGTTGGTGATGGTGCCCGACGTCGCTGTGTTGAGCAGACTCACCGTAAACAGCAACTGACGGAGGTCTGTCGCCACCGCAATCGGGGTCGCAGGGATAAACAGGGCCGAGTAGAACTCGCCCGCTGTCGTGGTGCCCACGTTGAACGAGCCGACCACTGGCGTAATCGTCAGCGAGCCCGCATCGGCACGGGTCGCCTCCGCCAAACCAGCCGCCGTCTCGGACGCCGCACTCGCCGGGTAGTTGATGTACTGGAAGACGGTCTTCGCATTCATCGTCCCCGAGGAGAGCACCGCCACCTGTGTACCCAATCCCGTGGTCTGCACCCCATACAGAAACTGCACATCCACGACGTAGGCCGACTTCGAGACGTTGATCCGACTCGGAGGCGTAATCGTGCAGGTGTAGTAGTGCGTGTTGGTGCCCGAGGCCGAGGTCGAAGCCTGGACCACCGGAATCGACGGAGCGGTTCCGAGGACCGTGTAGCCATTCGTGCCAGTGGAGTTGCCACTGACGCTCGAATTGCACGCGGTCGAGGGGAACCAGACAAAGCTATCCGTCGAGTTGAGCCACGTGCTGGCCGTGCAAGCCCACACTCGGCCGTTCTGCACATTGATGTGGAGCGAGTACTGCTCGCTCGACAACGTGCAGGTGCCGAAGGCGGGGTCGCTGTTCCAGAACGGACCCGATCCCGTGATGCCCGAGGTTGGACCCGAGTAGACCGTAATGTTGGCAGCGTGGCTGGCGACCTTGGTGCCATCGACGCCTCGAATCACCTGGACGGTCTTCGCCGTCGAGTTGACCGAGACGACCGACATCGCCTCGCTGTCCATGAAGAGGCCGGATCCCGCCACGATATTCGACACCGACCCCAACACGACCGTCTTGGACGTGGTGGCGTTCGTGAGCGCCGTGGTGAGCGTGGTCGTGTTGACCGTCTGCTGGGCGTACGCCGCCGAGGACAGGCCGAGCACGAAGAGAGCGATGAGTGCGCGAAGGATCTTATTCATGATCATGTCTCCTTTTACGCGCCGCCCGACTGGACCCGGCATCCCAACTCGGGACGCAGGACCGCCGCGCCATAGAGCACGTCGAGACGACACGGGAAGTTGTCCGTGTTGATGTCGTAGGCTCGCACCATGCGGATGGAGACGCCCACTTGATCATCGGACATACGGGCCGCCATATCGACGCCACGTGGCAGCGGGAGATCCGCCGACGCGAACGTGATGCAGTCCTTGTGCAGGGCAAGCCCCTGCGGGGACTGGGTGGCCGATGGACCGAACATCGTCAGTGGGGCATTGTCAGCCGGGGAGATGTCCACCGTCTGGAACGCCCCGGCCGTGATAATCGGCGGGTAGATCGGAATCGTGATCGCGCCAGCCGTGTCGCTAATCTGCGAGGTGACCACGAACTGCTGGAGCGTGCCATTGGACAAACGGGACTGCCGATTGACCTGATGGACCTTATCCAGCGTGAAGATGTCGCCGTAGTTGAGCGTCGTGGCCCCAGAGGACCAGCCATCGGTGATGATGCTGGCACCCGTCTGATTGGCCCCGTTGACGAGCGGCGTGCCGCCGTAGGTGCCAACCGTATGGGTATAGAGATTCTGGGACATGCTCCAGTCGAATCCAGAGGCGCGGCCCATCTTCCCTTCCATGTACTGTTCCGCAATGGCATTCGCCTGCTGGAACAGCCCCTTAAGGGCATTGACGATATACGCCTGCATGATCGGCGTGAGGAACAACTCACGCTGGTTGTCACGCGGCGTCAGGTTGTTGTCGAGCGCCACACCCGCGAGCAGGTAGGTGAGGAGATCGTTGGGAGTCGTCCCAGGCGTCCCCACCGAACTGAACAACTGGGCATACAACGAGCAGACATCCGAGTCCATCTTGTTCGCCACCGTTGCGACGGCGGGCTTGAGGAAACGGTTACTGAAATCGTCAATGCTCAGCGCAAGGTCGGCCGAGGAGAACTGGATGTCCACACCGAACTGTGTGTCCAGTGTGAGCGGAACGCTCGTTTCGGTCGAGTCCTCCAATTGGAGGCCCGGGCCGGAACGACCAAGATACTGCGGTGGCTTGCGGACGTTGACCACGCTGCCAATCTTCGCCCCATCGACCGCGAACTTGTCATCGTATTCGCGGTTGACGCTGCGAAGGACCACGAGGCTGTTTTCGAGCACACGAAGGGCTTCCTTCGTGATCATCGAAATCGTCAGCAAGGTATTGCTGACTGAAGGCATCGTCTATCCTATCGACGCGCCGTCTTATTCCTCGCGTTGGCAAAGTCCCTGAAGGACATCTTGTCCAAAGAAGAATCAGCGGCCGTCACAGTGCCGCCACCCAACTGCGAAATTGGAGGCGGGGGACCAGTTTGGGCTCGCTGTGCGGGGATCGCAGGAGGTGCCGCAGGCGAAGCAGGTTTCTTCACGACGGGTTTTGGCGCGGGAACTTGAGATTCTGCCTCAAGTTTCGCCTCAATCTTGCCCAATTCTACCATAGCCCGAGGCACGGACATCCCCGCCATGCGGAGGTAGTCGGCCTTGTGGTCTGCTAGATAGTGCAAGAGTTGAGGCCCCAGTGACGAGTGCATCGCGTGCGCCGCCATCATCTGGGTAGTCTGGTTCTGCAACTGTGTCAGTTCCGGGTCGGACATGACACGGTTGCGGGACTCAATGTAGTCAGGGTGCTCGCTCTCATACTGCCGGATACGAGCGTAATGCTCAGTGGCGACCGCCGCGTTCGCTTCGGCTTGCTTCTCCGCCGCATATCGAGCATCCCGCTGCTGGAGTTGCCAATCCACCTTCTCCTCGGTCCACTTGTCAGACGCCTCCTGAAACTTGCTGTAGTCAGGGAAGTCTTTGATCTGTGGCCGAGGCTTCTCAAAAGTCGGCGGTTTCAGCGCATCCTGTTGATTCTGCAGGGGTTGCGGCTGGGGCGGCTGTGTCCGTGCTCGGGCCAGTTCCGCCTCTAACGCGATGCGCTTCTGCCGCTCATTGCGGCGGTCCCACTTCAGCCGATCAATGACCGCCTTCTTGTTGGGCCGCTTGTCTGGCAGCCCTGACTCGTCATCCGGGTCGGTGTCCTCTTCTGGGGACGGAACCGTAGTCACTACACTTTCAGCCGGTTCCTGTTTCTCAGTCTCCGGAGCCTGGGGAGCCTCCGGGACCACAGGAGCCGTGGTCGTTCCCATGACGGCATCCACAGCCGCCGCGTCATCTGTCGTTGTCGCCAGCACGATATTCCCAGCCATAGCTACTGACCTCCCTCAGTCGGTGTCGGACCTGTCGGACCTGATGGCGGTGGCGTAGAAGACGGAGCGGCCGGAGCCGGAGGAGCCTGTGGAGGCCCCTGGGGTTCTGGCGGGGCCATGGGCTGCGGCATCGTCGCCGTCGTCGCCTCATGCGCCATATTCAACATCTCTTGTGCCATTTCCGCTTGGTGCATCGTCACATCGGCCCGAACCTTCTCACCCTGAGTCGCTAACTGGGTTCCGGCCTGGAGTGTAGCAATATCCTTTTGGGTCTGCAACTTCATGGCGGTTTCGGACAACCGCGTCTGGCCCGCAATCACGTCTCCCGCCTGCTGGAGTTTCAACTGCTGGAGTTCCTTCGCCATCTGCTGCATCTGCTGTTGCGCCTGCGGAGGAATCTGCGGACCACCAGCCGAGTCCAACTGGAACTTATCGCGGAGCCGCTTCGCCAGCCGGTTTGCCCAGGGCTGGTCCAGATTCTCCACAATGATGTCCGAAACCATGACGGCCATCTGTGGGAATGCCTGGACCAGTTGGAGGAGCGTCTGAATGGCCTCCTGCCGCCGTGAGTCATAGAACGTCCCTACGCTAATCGAGACACTGTAGCGGCCGACTGCCGGATCGTAGATAGCCTGGACACCTTGTGCCTCTGTGATCGCATCCTGGTCCATCCACGGCGGGAGCTTCGCCTGCCCGCCACTCGACAGAATGATCTGCCTCATCCCCTCATCGATCCCAATCACCTTCAGTATCCGGTGCGGGGCGTACACGCGGGGAATCATCTCCAGCAACAGTTCTCCCGTGTAGTGGATGGACAGATTGTGGTTCGCCTTGTAGTGGGCATTGCCCACTTCACTCTGCTGCTGTCTCGCTAGAATGGCACGGCCTGTCTGCTCTGGCCCCGGCGCACCCAGACTCGCGTCGAAAATGCCCATCACGGCTTTGAGGTCATTGGCCGACTGGTTGTACGCCTGGACGACGGACCCAATCATCGGGTCGAATTGCTGGCGCTGCGGCAGTCCCGCCACCTGACCATTCGGCAACGCCAGAGGTTTCGCCTCCAGGTACGCATAGTTCCGCAGATGCGCGGTGTTCCACTTGTTCTCGTAGCCCTTGAACTGACCCGCATAGCCAATGTACGGGGCGCGAGGCGCGGTCGCAATGAGTTCCGTCATCGCATTCGCCCAGAAGTTGTACATCGTTTGGGGGTCGATGCCGTCCCGGACCATGCCCCTGGTCACAATGCGGCCATTGGCGTTGAGGCGCTCCCCCAGTACCTGCACAATCGGGATGTGGCTGCAGGGGAAGACTTCGCCCTCATCCCCCTTCCCCTCCAGGATCTGGGTCGGGGTGATGATGGCCGAATAGCACTGGGATCGCTTGACCTTTCGCTCCCCGAGAATCTTCCAGCCTTCGTTCTCACTCAGGGTGTCGGGGGTCATCCCCAGATCCTTGATAAACTGGTTGAAGTCGGTCGTCGGGAGACTCTTCCTGGTCGGCTGCCCGCCCTTCGAGACATCGGGCATCATGAAGATAGTGGTGTCCTGCCACTCATCCTTCAGGTAGTAGTACTGGCAGACCCGAACCCGGCCCTCGGGCATCCAGTGATCGTCTCTGGCTTGGCTCTGGATGAAGATGTTCCAGTTGTCCATGGCGGCGCTGCCCCACCGCTTCTGAAACTCCCGCTTGCCCATGTCCACGATCTTGAAGCCAAAACGGTTATCCGAGCCGTCCATGGTGATGGACGACGGATCGAGAATGATGCCGAGTGGGTTCGAAATCTCATTGATGACAATCACCTGCTCGTCATTGTCGTCAGACGCGTACTCTGTGCCGACTTCCCAGGCCCCGAACCCCATGATGCACTGGTAGAGCGCCCCCATCCCGTAGGCGACATCGGCCCCGGACGCAATCTGGATGGTGCGGGCCACATCTTCGAGCGCCTCGGCCGTCTCGGGGGTGGCCCCATTATCGAGAGGGTTGTACTGGATGCCGGGGCGACTGCCCACGATGCCGGACACAACCTGGGACACAAACTGAGGGATGCGGTTGATGGTCAGGCTGGGACGCCGATCACGCTGCCGCTCACTCACCACGCCTTCCGGCCACTGCTTCGAGAGGTAGAAATCGAGGTCCAGTGCCATGAGATTTCGCATCTCCGCACTGGCGTCGTACCCCGTCTTAAAATTGTCCTTGGCGTCCTGCAGGAAGTCGTCTACCGCACTATTCTGCGGCGGCGGTTCGTTGGACTCAACTCTTGTTGCCATGGGCAGCTTTGAGCAGATCGGCCGTCGTCCAGTTGTTCTCCGCTGCCATTCTCAGCACAGCGAACATCCGCTTGTAGTCCTCAAATTGATAGGCGTGGCCGACCGCAAAATGCCGAGCGTGCCGGATAAACTCGCCTTCTCCACGCACCACGAGCCTCTTCAAGTCGATGGGATCAAGCTGGTAGAGGATAAAGGCCGCATGGGTCATCGACCAACGCTCCCGACTCACTCCATCGAGTGGATTGAGATCGTTCCCCGCGTCTACGGTCGTATCTCGAGCGGCCATGTATCCTGACCTCAACAGATCACGAAGCTGACGATGACCTAGTAGCCCTTCTTGCCGCCAGCGAGCTTGTAGCCCTGTGAGGGCGAGGCGGAATCCACCGATCCGCTGGCGGCCTTGCGGACGGCCGGCATCTCGTTGGCCGGGGCCTTCGACTTCTGCGTGGGCTTCGGCCAATTCATCTTCATGCTATCCATACCACTCGGACGGTTCTTGTTCCCCATGATGCTCCTCACAAAGTGTAGTGACTACGGTCGGCCGCTACGCCCTCGGCCCTCCCAGGCGATGTCCCCCCGAGGCGAATGAGACATGGCAACGTCGTGACATCCGCACGACAACCACAAGGGGTAGCGGCCGGTTGGCAGTGTCGCACAATGCGACAGTCGAATCAAGCGGCCGGTGTCGGGGCCGGTGCCGGAGCCGCGAAAAACGTGGCGAGAAATGCCTGATGCTCCTGCACCAGCGCCAATTCTTCGCTCAGCAGCTTCACCTCATCAGAGGGATTCGACAGAATGTAGCCCTGTGTCGCAGGACGCAGCCTCGACCACGCGCCGACTCTGACGAGCAATGGCTGCAAGCCTGCGGGATTGGCCTGAAGTCCCGAAATGGCGAGGCCCACGAGCGTCAACGCCACCGTGGGATCACCCCCCACGGCATTGATGACCTGCTGCAACGAGGAAATGGTCGGGACGGGATTCGGATTCGCGGTCGGCATAAGCCCTCCTAATGGAAGTAGTGGTTGCTGAAGGACATCGTGATACATCAGCGCCCCCAGAGTGTGAGGCACAACGCGCCTCTGATGAGAAGTGTAGCGACTACACTTAGGGCGAACAAACAGCAAAGGAACACGAGAATACGCCAGATATTGACTCTCACAGGTAGCTCCCGTCTGGACGGTAGCCTCCATTTCCGTAGCCCCATTGATGGACGGCGGCATCCTGGGGAATCGCACATTGGCACATATACGACTTCTGGCAGGCGTCGTATTCGTCGGGATGATCCTGGGTGAACTCAGCGGCTGCGACAATTTCGTGGTTCACGAAATCCCACTCAGCCGGAATCCCTGGATGGCCCAAGGTATCGCAGATCCGGCCCTGGTATTCTCCGACATTCCAGTTGACATCACCCTGATAATAAAGGCCACGGACTCCAAGATTCGACATCCTCTGCGTCCAATCGAATCGGTCGGCCGAGCCACCCCACCACGTCACGTGCGTCGAGAAGTGGAAGTAGGTCATCGGCACATGCGTCCCGACCACGTACTCGGCAATCTCAAACGGGGTCGGGTCATTCGTCTCGCCAATGTTCCACAAATCGAACTCGCCGCCGATCACCGCATGGTGTAGCAGATCCTGCGAAATCAGCGGCAACAGGTACGGGTCGAGGGCCTGCTTCCAGGTCGAGGCGCTACTGTCCCGCGGAATGAAGCCGGGATAGTTCTTCGACCCCAACCACGCAGAGATCCAGAAGCCCTGTGCCCGAATCTCCCGGCACAGACTCACGACCTCATCCGGGGACATCCCCATCCCCTCTACCATGTCGGCCATGGAGAGGAAGAAGTGGCTATACCCTCTCTTCTTATACGCGTCATACACCTGCAGACGCCAGCCAACATCCCACCGCTGGATGAGGTACGTGAGGCACCGCTCTGGGTGTTCCCGAGAGGTGTATCCCGGAAGGTAGGGCAAGCCTGGGACCGTGACGCCCCACGCATCCATCCGCACATACCGCAGATCGGGCTGGGTAGGCGGCGTGTACGGGATCGTCTTGTTCCACGGACCCTGCACCACAGGAAATGGGGTCCGGGGAGCCGGGGGCCATGGCGGGGGCGGCGTTGTTCCGCCTCTCCGCAACAGCAACAGGTCAGCGGCAGTCATTTGCCGTCGTACGGGACCAGGAACGCGACCCCCTGAATGGGCGTGTAGCAGAGGCACCCCGACTGCTTCGTGCAGGTTTCGTAGGCCCCAGCGGTTCCCTTCGGACGCGTCTCGGCCACATTATTTGGCTGAATGGAGAGCACACAGTCCGATCCAGTCGGCCCTGGAAGCGTGTCTCCCTGCTTACCGATACTCTCGTAGTCTCGATCCAGGGGATTCGAGATGGTGACGGTGTAGACGCTGCCGACCGCATTGAGTTGCGCTGAACTGACGACACTGATTGGCATCTTCGACCTTTGTAGGAGTAGCTCCAGATTGCGATGTGTAGTCGGCGGTCCCGGAATCGGCGGCCACACCGGAAGTCCTGGAGAGGCTTCCGCCAAGTTGACGAGCGCACTGTAGATCGGTGGATACGCTGAGGCCCCATCCGCTCGCACGTCTGCGAACGGGGCAATGATGAGACAGGCCGGAATCTGCCTCGCAAGCGAGGCCACCGGCACCTGCAGGTCCAGCACGGCCTGCACCGACAACAGTAGATTCTCGGTGTACGCCTGCGACACCAACCCCAGGTATCCAGGCCAACGCGTCTGCAAATTCCGAACCACGAGCGCCCATCGTGACGCGGCGTTCTGTGGGGTCTGGTCGATAGCCGTCTGGTAGCACTCGACCATCGGAATATCCCAATGGCGTAATTTGTTCAGGATCGCGGGGTCATAGTCCCCGGTCCCGTCATAGATGGCAAAGACCCGCGTCTTGAGGGCTGCCGCTCTCGAGATACCGGCTGTCGGGTCGCCTTCGGTGAGGACACCCAATAATTGATCCGGTGGCGGGGTCGCCACATCCAGCGAGTCCAGGCTGGCAATCACCTTCGATCCGGGAGGGGCCTGGATCCGGTAGTCGCCCTTGTTCACGACCACAACCGCGTTCCCCGGACACGACCGATCCGGGAAGAAGGGAGCGATACCCATGCCGTGGGCGAATCCGGCAATCGGGGCGACGGAGAACAGCGGCATCTGCGGATTCTGGATGCTGGCCGAGGCGAGGATCGGGGCTCCTGTCTCCGATTGATTCTGGCCCCACGCAAAAAGCACGCTCGTCCCCTGCTGCTTCGCGCACACGCCCCACGTGTTGACGTTCGCCGCGGTGAGCCGGTACCCGTTTGACGGGTCCGTCCAGGGGCGTAGCACGAGGCCCGTGCTATCCAACTCTCCCGCCAGCCAGAGCGATCCATCGGGCATCAGGAATCCCATCGGGCGGTAGATCGGCCCGGTCTGACCCCCCAGGACGGGAAGCGGTGGCATGTTGTAGGACTGGACTCGACGGGTGTTATCCGTCCAGATCACGTGGTCCTGGTCGAGGGCGTAGAAATCCAGGACCTGGGCATCAGGCAGCGCCCAACGGACGTATTGAGGGTTCGTCTCTCCCACTCGCCAGCAGGAGAGGCCGCCCTGGGACTGATAATTGGGTCGGCCGAACAGGAATCCGCGCCACATCCCATACACTTGCCCGCCCGGAAGGGTGAGGCCCCAACTGGTATAGACCGTGGTCGGATTCGTGGCGAGAAACGCGGCCCAGTCGAGCCCATCTGAGTAGACTTCTGTCGCGCCGCGACTGTCCACGACCTGGAGATCGCCTCCGCCATAGTCCGTCGAGACGAGTTGGTTGTCGGCCCCCCGCCCCAGGACACGACCGTTCCAGAACACGGCTGCGCCACCGGGACCGGCCATGATCTGGCGACCGTTGAGCCACCAGCCTGCCCCGGCGAGCCCGCCGAGGGTATTCCCTGCATTATCCAGCCACACAGTCAGCCTCCGTGTAGTGTAGTGACTACAGTGCTTCTGATTTAGGGTCGTTGAAGACGACCGCTTTGATCGCCCACATCGCTGACGTCTCAAGCTCCGTGATCGCCACGCTCTTGTGGCGTGACGGAGGGCAGTTCTCCTCAATCACACGTTGAAGCGTAGAGTACGCCTCCCGGACGGCCGTGATCTTCGCCAACCCCTCGTCAGATGGCTTGTGGTACGCATACGGTTTGTCAATCGGCATTGATCCCTCCAGGAATCTTAGTGTTTCCAGTGCTTCGCGTTCTCGGCAAACGTCGCTCGACGCCGTACTGCTGGATTGCTGCTGTGTTTCGCGGCGGCCAGCTTCTTCTCAGGAATGGGTGACCCCGCCTTGACCCCTAAGTCCTTATGTAGGAGCCCTTTGTGGCTAGGTTTGATGTGGATACCGCTCCCGCCCTGTCGGTGTGCCTTGCGTTGTTTCGCGTTCATAGCTTGAGCCTCGGAAGTTTGGGGGTGAGCGCCCCACGCACCTCTCGCTTGAGCGAGGTCCGGGCGACCTCTGGCAAGTGGGCGGTGGGGCCTTTGTTCACACGGAAGGTGAGCGGTTTGGACCGCAACATCTTCCGCTTGAACGCGTTGAGTTTGAGACGAGGAGCCCCGACCACCTACGCCTCCTCGCCGTCGCCCTCTTCTTCGTCCCCGCCTTCGCTCTCGCCCTCATCCCCGCCCTCGCTGCCGCCAGCGCCCTCTTCCTCGTCTGCGTACGCGCCCGACATGCCGAAGCACTCGTCCACGATCTCGTCCAGGGCCTTGACATCGGCCGCGACCTTCGTGGTCGGCTTCGACAGCATCCCCATCATCGCACCGCGGCCCGACTCCTTCTTGTATTCCTTGACGATAAAGCCTCCGTTGTGCGACCGCTCGATCTCCATCCGCTCTACTTCGCCGTTCCCGCCGCTGTCCTTCGATTGTGTCGCCGTGACTTCGCCACCGCGTCCGTATGAGGCCATATGCCTGCTCCTTTATCCCATCCACCCACTCGAATGATAGCTGTCCCCCAACTCGTACGCTGGTTGGACCGCGTTCTCCACTTCCGACACCAGCCAGTCTATACCGGATGTCAACAAATACCGCGTGGCGTCCATGAGATGGTCATGGACCTTGACCACACGACCCTTTCCATCTCTCCGATACATCCTGTACTCACTACGCCACTGCGTCAGCGTCGAGAACACCTTAATCGAGCCCGTGGTGAGGCCCGTCCACACCTCGCCAATGCCCGCCTCCACCGCATTCTGCGCCATCATCAGCGTCAGACCCTCGTCCAGGTACAGTTGCAGGAGTTGGGTGCCGTCTCGCTGATTGCGGCCTTGTGCGGCGGGGTCAATCCGGCCCGGAATCCAGCCCCCGACCCGTCGAATGCCCGAGGCGAACTCGGGCGGCGAGACATGATGCCGATGGAGTTCGTTGTACAAGTACCAGGTACTGGTTTCGCGGTCGTACGCGCCCCACACCGCGCTATTCCAGTTCCAGCCCACGTCCATGCCATAGCCTCTGGGCCAGTGTTTGGGGATCGAGAACGGTTCGACAATAATGTCTTCTTCTGGGATCGGGAAAATCTTGCCTGCCCCAAGATTCGGGATGCCTCTCGTCCTCGCATCCCGCATGTACGGCGGGATCGTCGCCAGGAGTCGATTTTTGGCCTCCTCATCGAGGTGTGGGATCTCATCCCAGGCGATCATCGTGACGTGTTTCGGCCGTTTATTTAGTGGGAGCAGCTTGGACTGTGTTGGATCAGCGTTTTTGGCCTGTTCTTCGACAACTGACGACTCGTCCACGCCTGCGAACACGTTGGCGAAGGCCCCCACGACCACGCGGTGGCCCTTCTCATCCCGCTCATTCGTGTACATGACCGCATTTTGCAGATACTGCTCCAGAAATGGGGTCAAGCCTTCGAGTGGCGTGAACGTGGTGATGACGATGCCATCCACCGTCAGCGTTCTGATGACACATTCTTCATATATGTCGGCTGGAGGCTCCTCATCGAGCCAGATTACATGCCGACTCGTGCCCTCGTACGCCTTCCTCCGCTGGTCGTAGGACTTGAACTGGATCATGCTCGTCCCACCGCTGACATGCTCGACCCAGATCGTCTCCAACGCATTCGGAATCGCTACTTTTGACGCCGTTTCGGTGATGAGATGGGCGTCCAAGACCCCAGTCTTCGGCGCGTCGGGGATGGTGCCGTACAACTCGACTTGCAAGATGTCTCTCGTGGTCGTGGCCGTATTGCCTGCCGCCCACACTTGCACCGGCTCCTTGAATCTGCGCCCCTTCCACCACTTCGGGTACAGGCCCGTGGCGTGGCACCTCACCTCATAGGCCGCATTCCTCGTCTTCCCGCTTCTGTTGCCGCCGAGGATGAGCCGTTCTGACCACTTCGACCCGGCCCCGAAGAACTCCAGGGCACGGAAATACTTGTCCCGGCTCAGTGGCCCAGTATCAGGGAAGATGGTGTTGGTGATGTACTTCTCCCGCCGCTTCAATTCGGCCAGCAGGAGATCCACATCAGACATGAAGGCTTGTTTTCTGTTCATTGAAGTGTAGTCACTACACTTCTTCGGTGACCGTGACGGTTTCGGCCTCGACCACATCATCGGTGCCGGTCGGCAAGAGCCGTTGCGACCGCTGCACCGCTTCCTCTAGCCTCTGCTTGATCTCCGTATTGGACATGCGGCCCAAATCTTCGGCCGTGAGATTGGCCGTGACCCCGATCATCTCCGTTCGCTTTGGCGCATCGAGCCCGAACATCTCGCTCTCCCGCTTGATCAACTGAATGATCGCCAGCGTCGCGCCCACATCGCCCATCTGGGCCTTCTTCCAGTGCGCCCCCATCAACGCCTCGATGCGCTGATAGTTGATGTCTCGCAGGATCTCGGCATCCTCCACCGCCCCGCCAGCATCCTTGTACATCTGCTCGAAGGTCCACTTCCGCGCCTTCTCAATCGAAATCTGCAGGGCGTGTGCGATTTCGCGGAAGTTCTTCCCCTCCCGCTTCATCACCACCGCCTTGATGGACAACTCCTCCTTCCGCGCCTTCTGGATGCGGAGTTCCAGACTCTCAACCTTCGCCATGACCACTCTCCGGTATCGCCAAGGGCGTCCTCTCCAGCGCCTTCGCCATCTTCTTGTACTTGATGTACTTCTCCAGCTTCGCCCGCCGCCGACTCCACGCCACCCGCTGCGGGATCCTCCGTCGTATCTTGGCGAGCACCGTGAACATGTATGAATTGGGCTCCTTGGTCGCAATCTTCCACAGATCGTCCAACGTAATCCCCAGCGCATTCGCCAACAGGTACGCGTACGGCAGGCTCATGCTGCCCCTGCCATAGAGGACGTTCCGCACATGCGTTGGCTCCAGGCCCGTCTCACGACAGACCCTCGACAGTTTCCCTGCAATGATGCCGGATTCGAGGAGTTTCTCGGCGTGTTGCTTATGACTCAGCCTCATGGAGACTGAGTATGCTCCAGGGCAGGCGGCCTCGTCAACATTACCCCTTACCACGAGAGCGCCCTTGCAGTCGCTCTCTATCCCCTCAGTCGCCCTCGCGCGCCTGTATGGCATTATATGACATTGGAACCCCATGTCAAGACTCAACGGTCACTTATTTTCGTGGTTTGTTCACCCTTTTTCGCGTGTCCCGCCCGGCGAGGCAGACGCAGCGAGTCGAGCGGAGCGGACGAACCCGCGAAGCGGGTGAGTCTGCGTAGCGAGCGAGCGTAGTCTGACGAGCCCATGTACCTGTACCACGTACTGTACCTGTACCACCTCCACATCCCGCCACCGTATTCACTACACTTTTCATACCTATAGGTGGTGTGACCCAAGGATAGGCCCCCCCCCCACACCCCC